GGCAACTTCCATTTTCACTAGATACTACAATGGAGGAGATTGAGAAGCTTGTTTACGAAATTGAAGAGGAGAACAATCGCCTCGCCGCCGCCAGCCCCGACGTGCGCAAGAGTCTTGAAGTCGTAGAGCAATTTCTCAAGCACCACCCCGCGATGTGTTACGGCGGTACGGCTATCAATAACCTCCTTCCTCCCGAGAGCCGTTTCTACGACCCGGCGACCGACATTCCAGACTATGACTTTTTTAGCAAAACTCCACAGGAGCACTCTGTTATCATTGCCAATAAGCTTGTTGAGCGTGGAATTCCAAACGTTGAGGTCAAGCCCGGTATGCACCTCGGTACCTTCAAGGTCTTTGCTGATTTTATTGGAGTTGCGGACATTACCTTTTTAGACGAGGTGATCTTTGAGAGGCTCTGGAAGGAGAACATCACAAAGAACAAGATTCACTATGTCACGCCTAACTTTCTGAGAATGTCTATGTATCTTGAGTTATCTCGTCCTCGCGGTGACGTGTCTCGTTGGACGAAGGTCTATGGCCGCTTGCAGCTTCTGAACGAGTATTATCCGGTGACCTGCAAGAAGGAGGAATCCAAACAGCACCAACCTATAACACCCGCACAGAAGAAGCAGATTATGACACTTCTTAAGAATGAGCCGCTGGTGTTGATGGGAGTCACTGCGTCAGAGATTCACATGGATAAGGATTGGACTACACCTATCATGTTGCTTGGTGAAAAGGAAACCATTGAGCGACTGGTATCAACTGAAAAAGTAGAGACGGTCGAGGAAACTGAGTTCCTACCTAAGCGCTATTCAGTTCTGCGAGATGATGGAAGCTCAATTATCCGGTTCTATGAAACCACTGCGTGCCACAGTTACCACACAATGCCAAATGGAATTCGTGTTGTCAGTATTCCCACGATTCTTCAGTTCTTCTTTGCCTACATCTATTCGAATGTGACGGAGGGAAATATCGCAAGCATGTTGTGTATCGCTCAGCGTGTGATGGATATTGCAGCACACAAGCCAGAGCGTAGGTTTGATCTCTTGACTCCCAGAGAATGTATTGGGACACAAGAAACGTTGATTGATATGAAACGTGAGAAGGCTGAATTATATGAGAAACTCTCAAAGAACAAGAGCTCGGCTGAGTACACTAAATACTTTTTCAGTTACAACCCTCGCAATAAGACTGAGAAGTCTAAGACCAAGAAGATTCTCAAGAAGACCAGAAAGGAACGTATTAGTTCCGATACGATAGAGTAACACCCTTAGGACCGTAGGGGAGTCCAACGCATGTTCCGCACCCCTCCTTAGTGCTCTGTAAAAATTGAAGATAGTAATCATTGCCATTGGGAATACGCGGACGAACCGCGTTAGCAGTGGCACTGTTAAACATTTGATATGTCTCCTGTAGACGAACCTGCGCTACGAAGTCAGACGAATCACGCAAACGCATTCCTGTAATTCCACTTAAGTCTGTTCCACGTTGTCCTCCGGCACTCATTGCTACTTAGGTAGAATTTAAACGATTCGTGTACCAATTCATGTCAAAATACTGCGGACTAGACGGAGTATTCAATGCATCCTTAGGAACATCAGCCACCTTTGCCATGATATCACCAGAACTCAGTGTTCTAGGAGTATACTGAAGATTCGCAATGACACCATCCCAGTTGTCTGCGTTTGTTCCTATCTTGACCGTATCATCATTCTGCTTTGGAAGCTGTCCAAGAGTGTGGTGCTGGGCCACAACTCCGTTAATGTAGATGTCAACTGCATACTGATTCACAGCAATAGCAAAGTGAATCCACTTCTTCGCAGGGAGATTGCCGATCAGAACGGTCTCAGTTGCTCCGTAGGTGTTGAGAACAACCAACATTCCATTGGATGTAGAATCAAGATACACTCCGGGGCAATCACCCTTGGTGAAGATTGTACGCTTCTTGCCATAGTTGTAGGTAAAGTCATTGACGAGAATCCAACCCGAATACGTAAAGACGGCTCCACCGGGCTGATTGAATGATCTAGGAACATCTAATGTGCTTGTCAAGCACGACTTCCCAGAGACTGACCCAGAAACCAGTGTGATCACATCTGTGCTAGCCGGCTGGGTTACAATTCTCCAGATGACAAGACCAAGAATAATAGCGGCAATCAAACTTGCGGCTATACCGAATACACCCATTGTCTCTTACAAAGAAACAAACCCCTTCGAGCCAAGACGCAGCCCTCCAGTTTTCTCTGGAGTAGGTTTAGCCTCCGGTGCAGGCCTCCACTGTGTAATCATACCCTGTTTTACAGTGATATTGGACTGTCCTTCTAGAACTCTCTCGGTAATCACTCTGTCTCCCAAATTGTAGATGTAGTGAATGCGGTTGATATCTGGTTGATACTCCTTTGTTAAGAATCCAGACTGGGCAAGCCGAACTGTCCAATCAAGGTCCTCACCAGATACAGCATTTCCAAACTTAATAAACTTCGCAGCTGTCGCCAGCATAACATTCAGATGGTTCGGAGGACGGGTGAAAATTCCATCCTTTGACATTTTGCTATCAAGGGTTGTCTCAAGGCTATGAGTGAATGTAAACTGACTGATTTGACCCCTAAGACGGCATACATCATACTTTCCACGAATTGTTTCAAGGGCATCCTCAAAATACGCATCAGTTACGTCATCGTCATCGTCGATAAAGGACAGATACTTACCGAGGGCTGACTCAAGAAGGCTCTGGCGCTTCAGGCCAATACTCTTCTCTTTGTTATCATACGCAACCGTTACCTGAATCTCGAGTTCTGGACAGATCCTATTGCGCTTCTCATGAATTGATTCAAGCAGCTTCTTAAGACTGGCTTCTCGTCCAGCAATGGACGCTATAAGAATCGTCCAGTCATAGTTATACTTTTTCCTATCGATGTATGTTCCCATATCCTCATTCCAATACTTTTGATTCGTCGCATAAAGGGCATCAATCTTCTCCTTGAATCCAGTTCCCGGATGCTCGTGACGAATGATACAATAGTCAATATAGAGACACTTTGATGCGAGAGACCCATTGCAAAGATCCGTAAACTCGGTGTCGCAAAACAGACTCTTGTAGGAAGGATGATAAATGTATCCAAACGATTCGTACATCTTACGACCCATGATCGAAAGAGTATTCAGATTCTTTCCCTGAGTGCCATCGTTAAACCACAGAATTCCATCTGTATCGGGAAACTTGGATAGCATATAGTTGCGAATCACATCGTCATATCCCCTGACTTGTGGAATCATATCGTCGGAGACAAGGACAACGATGTCCCATGGGTACTCGATCTTCTCCATGTCCGCATTGACAGCTTCAATCTTCGACTTGTTGTTTCCATAGAACACGGACGAATATGAAGCTGACTTTACAATTGACTTAATTTCATCAGAGACAAGGCTACGTGTCATTGTTGTATCGTCGCTGTCAGCAGAGACGCATACACCAATGAGTTCTGGATGATTAGCATACTTCATATACTTTCGCAAGGTCTCCATGACCTGCTGTGGTCGTGAACGTGTTGGACACTTTAGAAGAATTCGCATTATATGTATTTTGCGGTTCTGTTTAAAACGTAGTTCCGCGCACCTTCTTGCCAGTTCCATCAAGAACATTGAACTGGAAGGTGTATCCGAAGATCTTCATGAATGTCGTATTGGGAGCAGCTTCGGAGACTGGCTTGGAAGATGCGCAGTTGGTTCCCGCTGCAAAGAAAGCAGCTGCGTCATTCGGCCCAAGCATGTTCGGGTAGGAGTGAACGTTGCAGACTGAGCCAGAGAATCCGCCACTGGGTGCGACCTGAATGTCTCCAACAGCCGGACGAGGAACACCGGGCAGAACAGCTGACTTCACCAACTTGCCGTTGATGTAGACATCAAGATTGCGCTGGAACACGGTCACTGAAACAGAGAACCACGACTGAAGAGGGACATTCTCAACGGTACACGTGAACAGATCACCGGTGGCGTTTCCTGCGTTTGCAGGAGCAGGGTTAGAAGACGCAGTTGCTGTGGAGGACGAACCGAATACAGACACGGACACATTCAGGCTGTTGTCAGTCGGGTGAAGAGTGATCTTCGGGTTGGTGACCGACGCATTTGTCGGGTCAGTGCGAATAAGAACAGCCTTCTCCTGACCGAACTTGTAGTCCCAATCTTGAATGAACATCCAATACTGAATTCCGAAATCAGAACCAGATGTCAATGGAACAGAACCTGCGGGAATTGTAGTTCCCTTCTTGCCATCAACTGGAGCGGGTGTCTGGTCTGTGGTGACTGCTGGCCCAAACATCGTGGTCGACGGCTGTCCATTTGCGACACGAACCGCGTTATAGATAAAGAGACCTGCCATCGCGACAATCGCAATACCAAGGACGAAAACGATGCCCTTGGTAATATTAGTAAACATAGAAGGTGGGGCTGGAGGAGGTGCCAATCCAAACGACGACATTTATCGTTTATACAGGAACTTTATTAAAGAGTCAATGGAAAAACGGATACAAGCCCTTCAGAGAATACAACCAGCAATGTACTGCAACAACTGCGGTGGAAAAGGTCACATCTTCAAATTCTGTAACGACCCAGTTCTTTCTTGTGGAATCATACTGCTTGACAGCCCTGAGTTACCTGCTAACAAGGACTCCAAAATTTTGATGATACGACGAAAGGACAGCATGAGTTTTGCTGAATTTGTACGGGGTCGCTACGAACTAGAAGACCCAGAGTACATCGGAAAGCTGATGAGTAACATGACTCTCAAGGAGCAGTCTGCGATTGCCTGTGAGTCTTTTGACACTCTATGGAAATCACTCTGGGGAGACGACCACAATTCCCCTGACTATATTGCGTCACGTGACAAGTTCGCACAAATCGACCGAGTTGAGCTCATGCGAAAGCACTTCTCCATGTACACAGAACCTGAATGGGGATTTCCTAAGGGACGTCGTATTCGTGGAGAGTCTGACCTTGATTGTGCGATTCGCGAGTTTGGTGAGGAGACCAACATTCCTAAGGAAGCCTATGTTGTTCTTCGCAATCTGAGGTTTGAGGAAACCTTTGCTGGACTCAACGCTATTCAGTACCGCCATGTCTACTTTGTGGCTCTTCTCAGGAGTCCCGAATTGGTAAACCTAGAACAGCGGTTCACTCCTATGCAGCGACGCGAGATCTCGGGAATTGACTGGAAGACATTCGATCAATGCTCTGCTCTTGTCCGCCCCCATCACACTCAAAGGGGAGAGATGATCAAGCAGTTCAAGAATGTAGTCACAACGTTTGAAACAGTACAAACGAATCTCTTTGATTCGTAATGCTTACCATCATCACACCCTGCTGTCGCCCAGAGAACTTACACAAGCTTTTTGATTCTCTTGACTTTGCTAGACTTGATCGTTGGCTCATCGTACACGACAGCGATGAACCACGCAAGCTTTTTACACATGAAAAGATCTGTGAGATTCACCACCGGAGCCCGCCTGGTGGACGAGCAGGACATGCACAGAGGAATGCCGGCTTGGAGTGTATTAAGGATGGAGTTATCTACTTCCTTGACGATGACACTGTGATACACCCAGATTTCTGGAAAATATCACCTGTCTTTGACGATGAGCATTTTTACACCTTTGACCAGCAGAGGTGGGATGAGTTTGTTGACACTCCTGGTGGCACATTCAAAGGGAACGAACCAAAATTGATGAAGATGGATAGCGCTCAATATGTTGTTCCTCGAAAGATGTGCGGAACGTTTATCGAGAACGACTACAGAGCCGACGGATTCTTTATTGAAGAGGTTGGGATTCGCAATCCTCTGTCACACGTATATATTCCAATTGTTGCTTGTTACTACAATTACCTTAGGAAGTGAACCGGAATCCAGCAAGATACACTGTGGCGCAATATGCAGCCACGCTCAATACGAAAATCCACCACCACAGCGGGAACACCGTTGACTCTCGGTCAGTGACTCCAAACGGACGAATCCTTCCGTCTCGCCCAAAGGCGACGGACGGCTTTAGATACAGAAACCCAGCCATCAAAAAAAGATAGATTGTCACCATCCACATACGATGGTTTCTCTGTGTCAGTGGCTCCATTATCAAATCCCAACGAAAAACAATGAGTCGTCCATACGTTCTTCCTAATAGGAAGGCGTTTTCCGATTCGGTGACCCGAGCATTCATTCGGGCAAATTACCGAGAAAAGGACAGAGATCCACTTGATACAGAAGACAAGGACGTAGACTTGTGTATTCAGCGAACTGGAAATGCCCGCGAATTATTCCCCTATCAAAAGCTGGTTCGAGACTATCTGCTGATTGAGACTCCGTACCGTGGTCTTTTGCTGTATCATGGTCTCGGCTCTGGAAAGACCTGTACGTCTATTGCAGTCGCAGAGTCACTTCTGACAACGAAGAAGGTCTTTGTCATGCTTCCTGCATCCCTTGAAACAAACTACCGCGGTGAGATTCGCAAGTGCGGAGATCCTGTGTATGCGTACGATCAGCACTGGGTTCGACAGGACGTCACCGAAGAGAATCGCCAAGAAGCCCTCAATCTTGGAATCTCTGAGAAGTTCCTAGACAAGAATGGCCGCTTCTACTCTACAGTTCCTGGACAGACATCCAACTTCGAGTCTCTTGACAAACAGACGAAGACGACCATTCGTGCTCAGATTGAGGATGTTCTTGGATCTCGGTTTACATTCATTCGTTACAATGGTCTCTCGTCGGCATCCATTGATAAGTACACTGCAGAGGGAATGTACGACGACTCGGTTGTGATTATTGATGAGGCTCACAACTTGATTTCCCGCGTCATCAATGAGTCTGACATTACTCACAAGCTCTATCAGGCAATCTACAACGCAAAGAGATGTAAAATTGTGGCTCTCTCAGGAACTCCTATCATCAATCGCCCCAATGAGATTTCCTATTTAATGAACCTTTTGCGTGGACCTATCGAACGTATCACAATTCCCTTCAAGACCATTCCCACATGGGACGAAGATCGCATGACAAAGGCTCTGCGTGCGATTCCAGAGGTGGATACGATTGAGTTCAATGCGCTCAAGAAGTACGTCATGGTAACTCGCAACCCTCCTAACTTTCGCAGCACCTACAACGGAGAGGGTGATCGTATTGCCGTTCAGTACATGAAAGACCTTGAGTTTGTGTCAAATCCTTCAGATTGGGTTTCAGGTATGCAGCAGAAGTTCGAGACTGATATTGGAGGTGGCGAAGTTGCACTAGACAGAGTGACCGTTGAGACCTTTGAGTGTCTGCCTACCAACTATGAGGAGTTTGCGAATCTCTTTCTTGATGGACTGAAGGTGAAGAACCCGCTTATGTTTCAGCGCCGTATTCAGGGTTTGGTTTCCTACTTCAAGGGAGCTGATGAGCGCCTTCTTCCAAAGCGAATTGATGTTGATAAGACTCTTGAGAAGATTGAGATGTCTACAGAGCAGTTCACCCGATACCTAGAGGTTCGTTGGCAGGAGATGAAGATGGATAGCAGACGTGGACGTTCCTCGCTAAAAGACGACATGGGTTCCTACCGTGTTGGGTCTCGTCTGGCATGTAACTATGCGATTCCACCTGACCTGCGTGTTGGTGACGGAACGGAGGAGACTGAGGAAAATGTCGCATCAAAGGATGATATTCTCAAGAAGCTTCGGGCTAACCCTACGCGGTTTCTCTCAGAAAAGGCACTTGAGACATTTAGCCCCAAAATTCTCAAGATGATTCGTAACATCAAGGAGTCGCTGGGAAACAATCAGTTGGTGTATTCTCAGTATCGGTCTCTTGAGGGACTTGGAGTTCTGTCTGCAGTTCTAGACGCAAATGGCTGGCAGCCGTACAAGCTGGTTCGTCAGGCAGGTCAGTGGGTTGAAGATCCAGACATGAAAGACGATAAGCCCGCATATGCCTTCTATACTGGCGAGGAAGACGCAGAGGGACGTGAGCTATCTCGCCAGATTTTCAATGGAAGATTCTCAGATACGTTCCCTGCTGCTCTCAAGGAAAGTGTAGAAAAACGTGACAAGAAACTTTTGTCCCTTCTCATGATTTCCTCGGCTGGTGCTGAGGGTATTACGTTGGAGAATGTGCGTCACGTTCACATCATGGAGCCGCATTGGAATCCTGCTCGTCACGATCAGGTCATTGGACGTGCGATTCGTATTTGCTCGCATGCTCGTCTTCCGCTTGACGAGAGAACGGTGAAGGTTAGTTTTTATGTTTCCGTGTTTACTCAGGATCAGCTCAGGTCTGCAGAGTATCCTAACGTTGTGGCGATTCGCAGGAATGATACAGTCACAAAGAGATACGAGGGAGACCCCGTTGATGTCTTTATGCCGACAGATGAGTATTTGTATGAGATTTCATATGAGAAGGAGCGTATCAGCCAGCGTATCGGGCTTTTGCTGAAACAGGCTGCTGTGGATTGCGAGATTCACCGCAAGCTTCACTCGAAGGAGAATCCAGTCGTGTCCTGTATGCGTTTTGACAGCACAGCCACTGGAGAAGATCTGGCATTCAAGCCCAACATCAAGACAGAGGAGCCCGATGAGACCTATCTTCGTAATACGACTCGCAGACATCGCAATCTTCAGAAGGTTTCGATTAAGGGAATGATTTTGCTGATTGACTCTGTTTCAAAGGAGGTCTTTGATGGACCCGCCTTCGATGACAATCAGCGTCTGTTGAGGCTTGGAACTATGACAAGTCCCACATCTATCCGCTTTATGCTTGGATGATGTCATCCAGCCAGCCATCGCAGACAGTTGACCAGCTCTTGAAGCGGAACTCCAGAGCAGCCTTCTTCTTCTTGTCAAGAGTCTTGATTGCATTCTCAAAAGCGGTTGCAACATCACCCGCGGCAAACCCAGGAGTGTAGAACCCAAGAGGCATCGTCCCAGGGAAATAGACACGCTCGCCAGTAGGAATGAAGTCCGCAACCTCATCCGTCAAGAAGGAACGGTAGCTGCCAACATCGGTCACAACCTGAGGAGCTCCAGTGTAGAGGTGCTCGAGCTGGCACAGACCATAGCCCTCACCATCAGAGGTATTGACGCCGATATCGGTTGCATTGTAGATGCGGTTGATTGCATCGTCCGCCACATTGTTAGGAGGAGCCGTATCCATAATCATGAGACGCTGAACGAACTTATCGCGGTCCATGTCATTGGCCTTAAGCTCCTCGAGGAACACGCGCTGGAGATCGTAATACGCACCAGACTGAGGATTCATGTTCGTCACAAACAGGAAGTAGTACTGAGACTCGGGATTACGCTTGAGGAGCTGAACGAAACCCATCACCGAAAGATCAAGACGTTTGCGCTGGCTGTTGCGATTCGCATTCAGGAACACGATTGCGTCACTGGGAATATTCATCGTCTTGCGAGTTGCGACACGAGAATCCTTGGGGAGATGAGAAAACACCGAGGGATCAACCGCGTGCTCCATGATGCTCGGGGCGGGGCCACCATACTCCCTGAACCTCTCGGCCCACGTATCTGTGAAGCAATACACCTTGCTGGCATTCTTGTTGATCGTATCCATGAGCGGCTGAGCGATACCATTGTAGACCTGATCGACATAGATCCATAGCTTGTACGGTGTCTTGATCTTGTCGTACTTCATAGCCTCAACAAACCGGTGAATAATCAGCGGATCGTTGTAGATCATCACGATGTCAGGGTCAACCATGTCAAGATATTCCTGAATCTTGTTGAAGCCGAAACCCTCCTCCTTCGGGTCCTCGTTAGCTGCCGCATCGTAGCAGATGATACCGTCCGGAACCTTGCGGAGATTCGCACGAGAAGGATGCCTCTGGAATCCAAAGTGATAGACCTTGACCTTGGGTGTCAGAGTCGCAAGCTGACGAAGCATATTGTACGCCACCTTAGAGTACCCAGTTGTCTGATCCACGTGCGTGCTAACGAGAACGAACCTCATTTGAACTAGATACTCTTTCTCTCCTTAAACTACAAATGCAGGTGAACTCCGTACAGGACTATGTGACGAACCTCAAGCGTCAGATCATTGCAAAGTCTCTTGCGGTTGCTCCTCCTCCGCAGAAGCGTCGTACGAACACGATGTACACAGCTGTTCGTGGAAATAATGCGCATCAGTACATTCGGTTTGTTTCAGCTCCCGGTGTCAATAACATTGACGGCAGAAACCTGGGTAAGACATTTACTTCACTTTGCTGTGTTCCTGCAAATACAGCATCTACGACATATCTGGTCTAAACCATTCCTCTTAGAATACTAATAGAATGCCAGGCGGCTTAATTCAACTTGTTGCCGTTGGGGCTCAAAACGAGCTCGTCAACGGAAACCCGTCTATGACCCACTTTAGAACTGTGTATCGTCGCCACACCAATTTTGCGATGGAATCCATTCGCATGACATTCACAAGTTCTCACCTTGAATTTGACCCTGTTTCGACACGCACCATTTCATGTCGTATTGACCGGTACGCGCAGATGCTTCATGATACCTACCTTGTGATTACTCTTCCTGACATCTACTCGCCACTAGTTTATCTAAATGGAGCTTCACCACCCTCTGGTTATGATCAGCGCTCCAATTCGATTGGATATGAGTTTCAGTGGATCTCAAACATTGGCTACAACATGATTGATCATGTTGAGATTACAGCCAATGGTCAGGTTCTTCAGACTCTGCGTGGAGAGTGGCTCAAGATGTACTCGTACATGACCCACAACGGAACAAAGAGAGCGGTGGTTGACCAGATGATTGGAAATGTGAAGGAGATGTACGATCCTGCTAATGCTTATGATCGCGCAGGTCAGTATCCTCATGCGATCGCGGCTACTTCTCCTGTAGGTCTGGCTCTTCCAATGACTACTATTCCTGAGCCTTCGATTCGGTCTCGTCAGCTTGTGATTCCGCTCCACTTCTGGTTTGCTGAGAATCCTGGTCTGGCACTCCCGCTAGTTTCCATGCAGAACTCTGATGTCTACATCAATGTTGTCTACCGTCCTCTTCAGAGTCTGTACACCGTCATTGATGTTGTGCCTCTGTCTCCTACGTATGGAAAGCGTGTGACACCATCAGCATTTCCAATTGGATTGTTTCTGTCTCCCCCAGACAACACTGGAGCATCCTCAAATCCTGCGTTGACAACCTTCTTTCCTGATCCCTATCTTGAGGGTAATTTCATCTATCTTCAGGAGATGGAGATGGCTCAGCTTGCATCAGCTGACCAGACATGCTTGGTGAAGACAGTTAACTATGTCAATGCCGAAGGGCAGTATGGTGTAAACAGCGACATTCTTATTCCAATGTTCAATCTTGTAACTCGCATAGTCTTCTCTTGCCAGCGTTCCGATAAGATTCTGACAAATGACTGGGATAACTACACAAATTGGGATAATTCTAATCGTGCTCCATTCACATCCATCAGTGCAGACACAACATCGCAGACAGCTCTATTTTCTTCGGGACAGCAGCAGATTACGTCAGTTTATCCCAAGGATACATTGACAGTAGCCACTCTTCTGCTAGACGGCAATGAGCGCTTTTCTCCCAAACCTCCTAGCTACTTTAAGTTGATTCAGGCGTACAAACACACAACAGGAGCAAGCCCCGTAGGAATTCCAGGCGTGTACATGTACTCATTTGCTCTGAACCACGACCTCTACCAGCCCAGTGGAGCACTCAACGGAAGCAAATTCAACAAGTGTATTCTGCGAATTGGACTTCAACAGCCAGTTCCTTCATCGGTTGGAATTGCTTCGCAGACTCAGGTGTGCGTTCTCAAGTCCAGTGTATTCAGCCCTAATCCTGTCGTGATTCCTCCTGCGAACATCGGGCTGTTTACACCCGATCAGATCGTTACAATTGTTCAGACAAACGGTGGTGATGGTGTCATTTTTAGCTTCACGTACAATGTCGGAGTCTACGTTGAGTCAATCAACTTCCTTCGCATCGTGAGCGGATTGGCGAATTTCGTGTTCGCCAATTAACAATGGGACTCACAATCAAGCAAGCCACGTGGGGCGACGAAGGCTCTGCTACAGATATCACGCCTGCAATTCAAAAACAAGCGGATGCTGGATATCTTGACCTTGTGGCTGGATCGAACCTAGTTCCTGCGATTAGCTTGTCTCCTCCTACAACCGTCAACCTTACAGATGAGGACAAGGCCGCTGCAAAGAAGTGGGCTGTTGAGCAGTGTGGCAATGCCAACGATTCCAAGTGCGTTGCTGAGAGAACCGCTACAGCCGAAGCCAATTCTCTTCAGCGAAAGTTGGCTGAACAGTCATCCTCTGCAAATATCGTGACAGGTCGTCGTCTTACGGTGACGGTGATTGACGACACGGGTGCTGAGCGTACGGTTCGCGTTCCTGATGGACAGAAGCTAAAGTACGGCGACCCACCCAAGATTCAGTTTCCAACCGTAAGTGGCAGTCTTCTTTCGGCGGGGCAGACGGTGATGATTATTGTTACTACAGCTATCTGGGTGTTTGGTATCGCCATTGCCTACAAGACATTCGTCATTGTCGGTCAAGAAATGCTTGGATATGCACTGACAGCTCTTGCGGCTTTCTTGGGTCCGTTTGGAGTGTTGGTGACGCCGATAGGATTCTTGGTTTTGAACTATTTTAAACCAACAAATATAAGTGCGGCCAAATGATACAAATCACATGGCTTGTGGCCGGTGTAATCATCGGTATGTTAATTGCGTGCATCATGTCACCACCTCCCCGTAAAAATGTGTCGGTGCCTCAGCCTCACGACCCTACTGTGTACCACACAGACACCGGATGTATTCGGCTGCGTTCCTCGGAAGTGGAATGCCCCGAGACTTCGGATTCATTCAATCTTCTTGCCAGTGTGTAATGCTAGACATAACGAGAGCTCTTGAGAGAGCCTCACCCTTTTTCTCATTCATCATCGGCTTAGGTATTTCCGTATTGATTTTTCATCGGGACTACGTAACCCTCAATACTCTTGCTATACCGCTGAAGGACATTGAAAAGAAGACAGAGAAGGTCGACGGAAAATGTTACAAGTATCGCGTGGAAGATGCGACATGTGAAATCCCGTCTCCCTCATAAACAATGGACTCAGACGCTACTCCTCTTGATGCCCTCCTCCCCTCGCCCCAAGGTCCTCAGTCGATGGGACCTGTTCCAGGTGTCGCCGGTTCTGACCACCACCCGCGTGGACAGATGGCGCCCTCGTTCAAGCCCAGTCTTCCTGCGATGAGGTTCATGTTTTCGCATGCTACACTCTACATCTCCTTCTTCTTGGCGGTCATGATTGTGTCCTTTTCTACGCCCCGTAACCTGCTTCTCCAGTACATTCCGAGTGCCTACACCTCGGGCGGCGTTCTCAGCTTTCAGGGAGCCGCGGTTCTCGGTGGAGCCGCCGTCGTGATCGCGCACATGCTGAATGTGTTTTTGATTAGTTTGGTCGGTTAAAACGGAAGCTATTTTGAGAGTAGATGAGAACACCAAAAATGCCTATCCTTACTACCGAACAGTCTATCCAAATCGCCCGCGCCCGCGAGGATGCGAAGATCCACGAATCTACCTATGCAAAGCACCTTCTAACCGTCCTAAAGGATGCGGTAGCAAAAGCCAAGCTCTTTGAGATGTTCTATGGACTTGTCTTCAGGGGGCAGGAGCCTACGTTGATTCTTACGATGTTTAATCGCAATGAGATGTGGCAGCGTCAACCAATTGAGACTGCCAAGGTACTTGATAGATTCAATGTAATGGAGGACCTACAAGTCTACTGCGGCGAGTGTATTCACGCCTCATGGGACTTTGACGAGAACAGCAGTGATATCATCAACGTCTTCCTGACCTTTATCCCGTCCAAAGTAGTCAACGATCCCGAGGTTGACATGGAGGAGCGTCGCCACGACCGCACTACGTCTTGGTAGATTAGACACAAAGATAGAGAATAAGTAATGCAGCATATGGTACAGCCACCCGCGTGGTTTTTTCCGCGAATTCTGGTTGGAGCGGGAGCCATGCTCACGCCCGAGTTCGTGCGGCATCATGAAATAAGCCATGTAATCAACTGCGCGTATCCTGAAGATTCGCCCCGTTGGTTTCAAACCTTTAATAGAACTAGGTACTGCTGCTTGGGAGCAGCTGATTCACCAGATGTAAACATTCTCGACTGGTATCCCAAATTTGAACTCATGTTGTCGATATTTTTGCGTGACACAGGTAGCAAGACAGTGTTCGTTCATTGCCAGTGTGGAATCAATCGTTCGGCTTATTTGGCTCTGACCTATATTGCTAAGAACTTTCACTTCAACTACGATGAGACGTTTCGAGCGTTAAAGAGGCAGCGTCCTTGCATGTTCTCAAATCAAGTCTTCAGGAAGCAGACAGAGGAATTTGTAAATGGATGTCTTCAGAGTGAGAAAAGTCAGGGAGTCCAGCGTCGCAACGATGGGGACTCTTGATTCCGTCCATCAAGAATTAGTTCAAAATCTGGTGAAGGACGAAACAAAGTACGATGAACTCAGGGGTGAACTTGAGGCTCTTCGTAAACAGCGTTCTGAGATAGCTGTTTCAAACGACCTGTCTGAGATTGTAAAGTGCTCTCAGATTGACTTGCGTATTCGTGAGCTTGAGAGTGAGTTCGCTCAAGCCAATCCAGTTCAGGATTACTATATGAAAAATATGGATATTCTGATTGGGTACTATGGAAAGCAGGATAGTGTTTCCACTCCTACGTTGGCTCCTAAGGATGCCAATACGTTCATGAAGTTCTTTTCAGCAAATGCTCCTGCCGTTGATAACGGGTTAACTAAGAAGCAGATGTTTGATGAGTTTGTGACTCGTATGAAGTTGAGTAGTGGACCCGAGGCCACTCAGCTGTTGACGGAACATTGTAATGCCTGCAACACTGCCCGCGAGGAAATCAGCTCTGAGGGAATTCTTGTTTGTCCTTCCTGCGGTTCCGAAGAGTATGCGTTGGTTGTGTCTGACTTTCCCAGCTTTCGTGATCCTCCTAAGGAACGAAACAACTATGCGTACAAGAAGATCAACCACCTCAACGAGATTCTGAACCAGTTTCAAGCCAAGGAATCTACCATCATTCCTGAGGAGGTGATGAACGAGGTTGTGCTTGAGATTCGCAAACGACGAATTGACAATATTGCCGATTTGTCGGAGGAGGATATACGTCAGATTCTCAAGAAGCTGAATAGATCAAAGTACTATGAGCACAGGGCTCATATTCTCAGTCGGTTGAATGGAAATCCCCCTCCTACGATTACACCGGAGATTGAGGAGAAGATCCGTGCGATGTTTCAGGAGATTCAGGCACCCTTTTTGCTGTATTGCCCCAATGACCGAACGAACTTCCTTTCGTATTCCTATATTCTCTACAAGTTCTTTGAGTTGCTGGATCTGGATGAATATAAGGTGTTCTTTCCTCTGTTGAAGTCTCGAGACCGCCTGATCGCTCATGACTTAATATGGCGTAAAATATGTTCTTACCTTCATTGGGAATTCATAACGTCTGTTTAAAACTCGTCGTCATAAGTAATGGATAATCGCGAGCAGCTACGGGCGATTCTTCAGTCAGCTCTCGACCGATGTGGAGGCGACCCAGCTGCTCGTCTAAGAGGAGAGATGATCGTTGGAGCAATGAGCGAAGGTGACTATTGGGATCTTCGTGCTTTTTTCGCTAGGATTGCTATGGTATTAGGACCAGTAAACCAACCAATAGAGGTAATCGACGGGCAGACGCAAGAACATGTAACTTTTCGATTCAAGGATGCCGTTGCACTTTTATGTATGCGTCTTATGACAACGGGGGCACTGGGGTTTAGAATTCCTAATCCAAACGTGTTGATACCTTATACACAGATTTTCAGACCTGGAATATGGGCGTGGGTCAATAAGCCATCAGTTTCGGTTGTTTACGTTCCTGGACCAGAGGAAGACGTGCCTATTCCTGAGGATGCGCCTGAAATCAAAATCCCTGCGGGACAGGAGGATGTTATTTCAATGACTGCAATTCCTGATGGAACACGTATGGTTGACTTTCATGGAGAACGTGCAAAGCATCGGTATTACACTGAAGCAACGTACAACGCACTCAATCCAAAGAAAAACCCATATACCAGGCAAGAAATTGAACCCAACCAAGTTACTCGTTACATCGCAAAGTTAGATTCAACTCTTCCGGTTCAGGAGGCTGGTAGACGTCGCAAGACTCGTAAATACAAGAGACGCGCGAAGAAAACTCGTCGTCATAAGTAATGGAAGAAGCCATTAAGCATAATCGCTATGCTCGCGTTGTTCACACGATGATGCCTAAAAATCAAAAGGAGTCATACATAAAGATGCGAAAGGAACTTGAAAAGCTGACTCGCAAAGCACACAAGCCTTCTCCAGATAGGGCTAAGTCATGGAAGGGTGGAAAGTTAATCACAATGCGTCAAAAGGATTACCTTCGGGAGCATCATCATTTGTTTAAGGTTCTCAGTCACCCGACCAAGAAGAAGCTGCTGAAGGAGTTGATGGCTCAACAGAAGGAGCTGAAAGAGCGTGGACTCAAGGGCGGTAAAACTCGTCGCCGTCATAAGTAATGGATTTTGATGTAACTCAGTGGTCTGGTACCACAGAACAATTATTAGCTTATTTGGACCGAGGGGCAGCTGTCCCTCAGTCCAAACAACGTACATGTTTTACCGATTGGCATGAATGGCGTAACTACATCATTTATAGTTTGAGCCCTACACGTCCCTATAGGATTCCACCCAAGGTATTCCTTTCTCATCGGGGTCGAGACTTTGCTGGATTGATACTCCTGGTAAACTATGCAAGAGACCCCGAAGATACGTTCCATATTACCTTTGTATGTTCGACCCTCAAGGGTGCTGCAGAGTCTCTGATTAGCCATGCGAAAACCACGCCCGGAGTGAACGTACTCACATTAGATGCGTTGTATGGGACTCAACGATTCTACGTTAAACAAGGGTTCAAGTTCAAGAACTATATGGACGACCCAAAGATTCTGCGTGGAGAAAGTCAGTCTGAAGAAATGATATGGAAGAAGGACGAAGGCTATGTTGCCGATACTGAAGGAGGTAGGAAACGTCGTCGCAAAACTCGTCGCCGTCATAAGTAATGAAACTTACACCGCGAGAAGAAGCGGTGATGGTCTGTTATATCGCAATCTACTACAACTGCGATACAAAGGAGATTGGAGATATCATCAAAAAGTATGGGTCAACTACAAGTAGGATTGTCTATAGAGGTCAGGCTAAGCAGGACACCACGATTGACAATAGGAAACCCTTTGTGTCGACTAGTCCATCGCGGGAGATGGCTGAGCAGTTTGTAGAACACGATTGGGAGGCAAATAAGAAGGTTGGGAATCTATTCAAGATACATCTTGAGAATGCCAAGTGGCTAAGCACAAGAAGTATTGAGTTTACGCTTACGGATGAAGTCAAGGAAGAGCTGCGAAAGATAAACAACAAGCCGATTCAAAAAGAGAGGGACTATACCCTAGATGAGTTCTGGCCGCAGATTAAGACACGTCTTGCAGAATTACTAGAAGAGGGCGAAGAGATATTGGTCTTGACTGGCGGTACATTTAAGAATACAAAGGGAGTCGGTGAGATTGAAACGTGGTATTCGGTTGGCGGACGGGCCACAAGGACCCTTGGGCGTCGTCGTAAAACTCGTCGCCGTCATAAGTAATGACGAAGTTTACGACTGCAAAGGTCATTGCGATGGTGGCAGTGGCTGTAGGTGGACTCGAGCGCCGAACAATAAGCGTCACTCTTCAAAGCGGAGAAAAACTCACCATGTCCGTCAAGAACTTTGTTCTACGGAGCGTCGCCGAACAACTGAAGGAAAATGCACCCGATGAAGAGGTTGCAAAGGCAGTAGAAGACTACGACGAAGTTGTCATGCCGTTAGAGGATATCATGTCGGTTGGACATATATCGGGTGGTCGGAAAACTCGTCGCCGTCATAAGTAAATGCCGCACCATCACCAACCTTCTCGCCGTCCTGCCGCGAAACTTATAAGAGAGCAAAATCAAAAGATTTTAGCTCAAAAACAAGCGGCTGAAGAATGTTTCAAGAAAACAGAACTTTATACAAAGCTTCAAAACGCACTTGGTGGTGCAAGCGGGATTGCAAGTTTAGGAGGTGTTGAGCGCGTCGTTAATCTTGCTAAGAATCTTTCTAAGATAGTTAACACTCCTCCAAAACCAGAAGAATCATATGAAAAATTTGCAGGTAGAAGAACTACGAGAAGGAAAAGGGGTGGTAATCACATCTTAAAGATGTTTCAAAGGGCGGGTGTTGACGTTCGTGATATCGTGGATACGTACGAAAGGTGTCTAAACGAGGCTTCTCCAGAAGAGCAGTTTGAAAAGTTTGCTGGTTCAAGACGTACCCGCAAAACTCGTCGGTCTACTCGCGGTCGCTAGGCAAGCTCATAAGACCATAGAGAACACAGAAGAACACCAAGCTATGAAGCATGAACCCAAACGCCGTAGGGCACCCATTGTTTGCGACACCCGCAATAAATGAGTTCACAAAGCGAAAAGTAATGGGATTGGCTACAAGGAAAAACGCAAGGGCGGAATACAGCGAATACTTGAACTTCAATCCCTCAGACTTAACGGCCATTTATACTTAAGATAATTGAAAAAGTAATGGAGGTGGAAATTGGCGGTATCGTACTAGGTATTGCTTCATTTCTAGGTATGTTTGTAGTTGCGTACGTTTGTCGCATGAAGCCTCGTGAGCCCACACCACCACCACCAGTGGTAGTTGTTGATGAAGACCCCGGAGATCCTCAAATGTTGCGGTAGAATAAATGGCAACAAACCCGAATTGGACATGGGAACAGAATCGTGCATCCCAGCCGAGTATCCCGAAGACTCAGCCGGTTCTGGGGCAGCCCTACACAATTCCTGCGGGACCCAACCCCCCTCCCATGAAGTTTAAAAAGCGTGGAGGTGTTCTGCCTGGTCCCACGAACTATACGTCCGCGGTGATGGTTGACACTCGTCACCGGTCGCGTTCGGCTCCTCCTAGAATCACGCCGAAGACTGTTAAGGCTACCCGCTCAAAGTCTGGGTCTGGAAAGCGTAAGACTCGCAGGTCACGCAGGCACCGGAAACGCTAATCGCTGTAGCATACAGTGTCGTCATCTTCCTCATCAGAGTCCATCTCTTCTTCTGAGTCTAAATCGTATCCTTCAAAGTGTGTCTTTGCAAAGCAGTTGTTTGCGTGATGGCTGTTACGTCCGCAGCGATAACACGATGAATTTATCTGACCACTGCAAGATTTCTCATGATACTCGCAACTTGCCTGTGTCTTGAACTCCTTGGGACAATAAGAGCACGCCCAATCATCGTGTTCACGTTCCCAAACAAACTCCACCTTTGGAGGACATTTGTTAGCAAAGTGTCCTTTATTGCCACACTTGAAACACTTGTCAGTATTGCCGCGAATCTCTCGCTCCAATACAGACTTGGTTGCCTCATCAAGTGATACCTTGACATACGCTCCACCACGAACATTGTCAATACCATATTTCTTCATAAGGTCCTTTGTGAAGTTTGTTTCATCATGCTCTCCAGTGACAACTTTGGTATCAAGAAGCTTGATTGGACGGTATTTCTTAGTCCATGCTGCTCCTTCGCCCCTCTTGTGTTGCATGTATCGCTCGTCTGGGTCATAGCTCCTTCCGACGTAATACTTTCCTTCTTCAAGCTTAAGAGCGTAGATATACTCCACCATTGTATATAATTTGTAGGTACTGTCTAACTTTATTACCTAACCCAAATCCGTTTTTAATTCAACGTGTTCACATCAAAATATTTACCAAAGACACCTTCACTTCCATACCGAAACTTCATGATTCGTGGACGTGTAGACCCCAGTGAATGAACCAGCTCCAAGTCACTCATGTCTGGATTCCCAAACGTCATGGCTTGTGATACACCATTGACATAGTACATCACATCCCCATATGACATCCAGCCCTTCTTTGCAAGAGCTGCTCGTTTGTTTAGGAAGTCTTCGTAGGTTTGGTCGGAGGTTCTATTTGGCTCTACGATAGCAGAGACGATGGTATACATATACTTTACACGTATCTCCGCTTAAAAAGCAATGGAGCAGTTCTACACTAACACTCACAACCTGCCCCTCGAGCAGAAGATGCATAAGTTCGATCAGATGATTGGCTTTCTTCGTCAACAGAATTCCCATCAAATTGCCGACGCATTCCTCGAACTAAAAAATTGTTATAAACCCTCCTTCTTCAAGGATGACTCGGGGTTCCGAATCTACCTTGCCTGGTGTCGTGTGTTTGACCTTCCTAATGATAAGCTACTGCGTCACATTGTCGCTCAAGGGTGAGAGCCGATGACGAACATGATCATCATGAACATAAACACGATCAGCGCACTTCCATTACTAAGAGTCATTAGGATCTTATTGTTCCCTGCGCTTAGTTCCGTTTTAATTTCCAACGGGTCGGAAGTAGTCGCGAATCGTATAGAACATCTCAAGGTCAGCGGGTCCAATGAGCTGAACCATTGCCGTGTCATCTGCGTAGCTGATAATTAAGTCCTCTACGAAGTCAAGGCCTCCTCGCCCCGTAACATGCTGAGCGCACTGAGAGAGAAACTTGTCAATCGGGTCACCATCAACAACCTCGCTGTGGTACAGGCTATTGTGGAGATACACGACGATCGCAAAGGACATTCCTGTTGTTAGGTTTTATTGTTAAAACTGGTTCCATTTTATAGCTCACGAACGAACTCTCCTAGAAGCACCGATTTCTTCACGTTGATGCGGTATCTGAAAAGGAACTTGTAGAAGATATGCTCAATCAGGGCTCCTCTGTCTGGGAAAAAGGTAGCTGCACATTCCGCAAACAGACTGGGCATCTCATCGTGAAACCTAGAAAAGACGTCAATCAAGTCTGGGCCATGACTGAAGAACTGGTCATTCACAATCGGATATCCATGAACAACGCCAATTCCAAACACAGACGCTGTATTTGGCTCTGGTGTATCAAGCTCAAGAGTGAACCTCTTTGAAAGAGCATTTAGAATGTCAGTGTTCACCTTGTTGTAGAGAGTATCAAATACCTGTGTGAACGGAGTTGCGACCTGATTGCTCTTTTCCAATGCCTCATGTAGAATTGAAGTGTTTGCATTCCACAAAATCTGGTCAAACCTTACCCTAATAACTAGGTCATAGTTTGATCCGTGTTGCTTCAGTAGTTCATATGCTTTCTTTACGTTGGCATACTGAACAAACAATAACCTAAGCCTCCATCGAGTCACAAAGTCAGACAGTTTGTCATACACAGCATCTGCCATAGAGTAATCGAGTTCGTGAGTCACACAATACTTTACGGGCTGAAACCACGAAATCGCGTCAAGGACATCATTCTCGCTTGTATCCACACATTTCCCACGCCACTCATTCTGATGGTTATTTGGAACATCAATGGACATGAATACATCCGTATCGTAGCGGTCAATGATACAATGCTTTATAATGTACTTGCACATTGAGTAGGTTCTAAGCTGACCTGTTAACAGCAATGCTACTTTCATTATTGAAACTCAAGAAGTGGCTGTTCTAAAGTCTTCCGCACCTCATCAAATGTCTTGCTAAACAACCTTGCGTAGACTGAGTGGTAGTTGTCAAGAACAAATTGAGCTGTTTTTGGAATCATCTCATATGGAACGACAATCATGAACTCTCTCAGAGGCACCAGAGAATCATCCGTAGAAGGCTCAGTGATGACAATCATCTTGTTGAAAACACAACGAGTGGTTCTAATCTGTTCGTGAACAGAAAAGACGTCTGTATAGTGAATGTTCACAAGAATCTTATGACGAAACAGAATCTCATCGCGCTTCTTTCCATAGGTCGTCTCTAGCAATGTTATATTGGGTATCTGACGTAGAATGTCACCTCTTCTATTAGTTTCATTCAGTCCAACGAAACACACATCTTTCGTCTTCTCGTAGTTGTAGATCTCATTGGGATTGTACTGGTACGGAAAGTAATACTTTGGTAGACTTATCGTATTGACCTTCATGTTCTCCAAGCTGTAATCCAGAATAGCCGTACAGTAACAGTTGATCCACGATGTCATTGTAGCAGAGGTAAGCTGCTCCGTATTCAGCAAACCAATCGCACCATCATTTATGTATCGAGGAACTGTCTTCAAAAAGATATGAATCCCTGCCAAAGCTAATACTTTTCGAACACCCTTCTCAGATGAAAAAATATGAATGGTAGCATTGGGAAGTGTAGCCACGAGTGATTCAAGATACTCTATAAAGTATTGATGATTATCGCCTTCAACTAGAAAGTGAATCATTATGTCAGTGCTGCGAAGGAAACAATGTCGTTTTCACCGAAAACAGCCGTCTTGAACTCCTTGCCATCGTTCGTGTACGTGATCCACAGCTTCTTCTGAACGTCGGGGTCAGTATCGCCAAATGTCTCGTTGTTGACATGGAACCACTGACGTCCAGCCAAAAAGAGGGCTTGAACTACCTTTGTTCTACTTGCTCCCGACAGCCCATTCTTTGACCCATACCAAACGTAAGAAATCTCGAGCATTTTGTATTTTGTTTTTGTTTTTGATTGTCTACTCTACACGCGTTCGTAGAGGCAGCCGCCTGGGTGCATATGTCCCTGCTGGTTCAGGCACTCGTCGCGGCATCCACTACAACTTTCGCGACGGCGCTTGCGAACAGAATTGTGCCACAGAAACTCCCAGTCCGCCTTCTGATTCTCCGTCATGAGTGAGGCGGTTCTCAGCTTCTCCTCGATTGCGTCGATTTCGTCGTCGGCAGTCGCGATCGGCGAGGGGGGCAGCGGTGGATACCTATCACGTGGACTGTAATCATAACTCCACGTATCTGAGCACTTATGGGGTTTTTCATTAACACATTCCCAAAGTCCGCTCTCAAGGTCAAAGTTGGCCTTGCACTTGTGCTTGTCAGTCTGACCACATGTCCACTGACCGATTTCATAGTCGAAGATACCAGTACACTTGTGCTGTGGGCACTCGTGTTCGTCGGCAAAGTCGCAGACACGGATTCCGCGATCATGGTCCCACTCGCCAGAGCACTCGTGTTCCTGACCGACTTCGTGGTCGAAGACATTGGCGCACTCGTGGTCTTTATCCGAAATGGTTTCCTCATCGCCGAACCGGTCCACCCAGCAGCCTGCGCAATACCCGTTAGCACCGCATAGAATGTGCTCGCCACAACCGGGGCACTCACTCGACTCGTACGACATCGCGTCCTTGCAGGTATCACACGTGTCGCCACCCTTATTCACTTCCTTCTGGCACTCAATCGTTGAGCAATAGAAGGTGTGAGGCATTTTGGGAGATGATTTCTATTTTTGTTAGGTAATTAAGTTCCATTTTTTACTTGCCGAGCTTTCCCTTGAGGGCACGCCAGGCGAACGAGGAGACGAGGGCGAACACAACGGCGTGCGTCAGGTTAACGGTGAGCGTCGAGCCGCCCGGCGGGAGACGGACCAGGACACCGGGGATAAGGAAATAGAACATCGCGGCGAGGAAGAGAAGCTTGACCCACATTTTGTTTTAAACGAGGGAAAATTTATGACTTGAAGAACCTATGCATCGCAACGTGGGCTGCGGCAAAGACAATGGCGTGCGTGGCAGTCACCACCATCTTCGAGCCGCCTGGAGGAAGGGTCAGGAAGATACCAGGGCTCAGCACAAAGAACAGAAGAGCAGTGGCAAGAAAATAAGCGTACATTTACTAGGACGTCATAAAATTTTAGGAATGGGTTCCAAAAAAGTCATGGAACACGTGCTTGAGTTTATCATCTAACGTATCCAAGAAGACGAACACAGCATAGACGAAGACCATCTGACCGCCGAAGGACTCAAGGTATCCCTCGAGGGCTTGGCTGACGGGCAACACCGGAATAAACGAGTGAACCAGATAGGTCGTCCAGAAGGCGATGATGACGATGATCGATATCTCCGCGGAGACATCCATCAGCTGAAACAGATTAGACTTCTTCTCCCACTCCTCGTTGAACTCAGGGAAGATACGCCACATACACCATGACAGAAGCCCGCCAAGGAATACATAGAAGATAGCAATGCAAACGAGGTTGATTGTCAGGTTAAAGATCTGACCCTTGACCGAGGGAATCGAGTTCAGTCCCGCGTTCTTCATTATTTACACGGGAGATTAGAGTATATATCATATGGCACTGACTACTTGGGGCAAGCACCTGATTCTTGACGCCGCAAAGTGCTCTCCCAAGATGATTCGCTGCCCGATTGTCATTGGTCAGTTTGCTCGCACTCTCGTCAAGCGGATTGACATGATTCCGTACGGCGAGCCTCAGGTTGTCAAGTTTGGCTCCGGTGGCAAGGCGGGGTACACGCTCGTCCAGCTTATTGAGACGAGCAACATCTGTGCGCACTTTGTAGACGAGAACAACTCCATGTATTTGGATGTGTTCTCCTGCAAGGATTTTGACCCCGAGATTGTTCAGGAGGCTGTTCATGAGTTCTTTGATGCTCAGAAGTTCAATTCTAAGGTTCTGTTGCGTCAAGCCCCAGTTGAGCGACTCTTGTGAGACCGCCTTCTAGTCTTGCCGCCCTTACGGCGATGCTTCAGGTGAGCGCTAATTGAAGCAAGACGCGCATGCTTTGCGCTCGGGGCATTGATGTACTTACTGGTATTTAAGGCAGTTCTCACAAATGTAGCCTTATACTCGGGATCATTCATATAGTCATGACGATTGTACTTTTGGGCCTCGCGGAACTCAGCGTCTGTCTGCCAGTTTCCCCTATATTCATCATCCATCCAAGGAGCACCGGTACGTTTAGCCATTCCACGACTATCAGGAGTGTCGTGGTGAATACGAGCGGTCTTCGGCATTTACTTATTCAAGCAGACAATTTCCATCTGTTGTGCGTGTTCCATCGGGACAATTCGTAGCCTTCTGCTGATTGGAGAAGTGCTCGGGAATCACACGCTGCAGAATGAAAAACGCAACAAGGGCTCCAACAAACCACCAAGCCCAATCAACTCTAGACCTCATTTGTCTTAGAAGTAGGTTTTCTTCACCCAGTTGCGGTCAGCCTTGAACTTCCTAGCACTCTTCGGAGCAGTTCGCTTGGTAAGAACAGCAACCGCATTCAACTTACGAAGTGTAGACAAACGTCCGTACGAACGAACAGCCTTCTTGAGAGCAGTATGACGCTGCTTCAATGAGCCTGTAGTACTATATCCCTTTGATGTGAGCTCACCTTTCTTCAGGGCTCCAATCCGATTACGTCTAGTCTTTCCACCCTTGAACTGCGGAGCAGATTTGGGAAAGTCGTCGTTCTCCATTTATGGTAACGCAGAATCTTTCTTGTGAGGACATGTGTTACACGGCGGCTTTGAAACGGGTGTGTACACATACATGAAAAATATAATTAAGGTAAGTAACGCTAGCCAAATCCACATTATTTCCTGTTTAGGAAAGAATCCATCTTATTTAACTTTTCCATAGTCTTCTCACAGCAGACTCTGCAAGCAAAGTCTTTTGCCATGAGATATACTCGTTCAAACTCAGGGTACCTGATATCACTCTCATAGCAGTTCATACAGACTTCTTTCTTGTTTTTGCGTTGTGCGTAGGGACAGGTAGGACAGGTTCCGTGGTTACAGCCAGCACAGAACATATCGCAACATGCTTGACATGTTTCGCTTTTTTCCCGCGGCAGAAAGTGCTTGATGAGTTGATTCTTACAGACTGGGCACGACATTTTGAAGGTAATGTCAATTATCTTAACGAAACTACATCCGTTTTGTTGTGGAAAACGGAACAGAAATCGCAAAACAATCCGGAAAGCAAAATGGGGATCCCGTACTACGTTGCGTCGCTTTTGAGGACTCACAAGCACATTCAGCAGTCTGTAGGAAACGCACCACTCGAAGTAGATGTTCTTGGACTTGATTTTAACTGCTTCATCCACACGTATCTCAAAGCAGAGAATCCTGTGGGAAGCGTAGTCGTAGCACTACGAAACTTTCTTCGCGACATTGTTCGTGCAAAGAAAGTTCTTATCGCATTTGATGGACTGGTACCTTATGCGAAGATCGTTCAGCAGAGGTATCGCCGTATGAAGAAGTCAGAGCCCGCGGCGTTCGACAAGAACCAGATCTCGCCTGGAACTCGCTTCATGGACGACTTGGAGGAGGCTCTGCGAATGGTGTTTCCCGAGTGCGAGATTTCGGGAACTCGAGAGCGTGGTGAAGGAGAGCACAAGATCTTCACTTGGCTGCGAGCCATGCCCGCCGAGGAACGCAAGGACATTGTGATCTATGGACTGGATGCTGACTTGGTGCTGATTTCAGTCGCTCAGTCTGACCTTGGACGTATTCGTCTGCTACGAGAGCGAGAGCTAGAGGGATTCTCCACCTTCTCAATTGATGCTCTCAAGACTGCTCTTCCTATAGAGCCTGACTTATGGGTTCAGATGTGCGTCATGTGCTTTGGAAACGACTTCATGCCAACTATTGCGATGTTCTCTTTGCGAGAGGACGGGTATAACCGAGCCATAAAGTATGCAAAGATGAAAGACTTCATGAAGGCGGTTGAAGAGGAAGACAAGATCATCACAACTCGCTCAAAGAACAAGCACCCATTTGTTGTGACTGGAGACGCTCATGCGATGGAAGCCCGTGTTGGCATTCATCTCATGGACGGAGTTCTGGACTGGGAGAAGGTGTGCTATGCGTTCTGGAAGACATACGAATGGACCCTTCACTACTTCAAGACGTCTGAGGTTCTGGACTGGTGCTGGTATTACCCGTATGCAGAAGCCCCTCTTCTCAGGACTCTCTGTGACTGCGAGATTACAACCAAGTTTGAGTGGGAGTATCCAGAGCCTCCGTTTGGGATTGAGGATCAGATCAACTTTATCATGCCCGGACTTGGAGTGTATCCTGATGAGCGCTACGAAGAGGGCCCTGATTCTCGCTATCCATGGATGAAGGCATATGCGTGGGAGACCGATCCACTGATCTCTCTTCCTTGGAATCCGTCCAAGCCAATGACGCATGTTACATGGATTGACTCAACGGTGTGAAAAACGACCGCCAAACAATGAAAACCTAGGCAACGTGCGTGTATCAATGCGAATCGGAGGAGGTGGCTCAGATCCAACCTCATCAAGTGCTCGCGGATGTAGCAAGACGTTATCCTCTTCAAACTCCTTCTCAAAGTTATTGTCTCGACTCTGAAAGTATTCAACCTCAATTTTTGACATTTCTGCTATCTTTTTGATTGCCGTAATTCCACTGATATCCTGCATAGTTCTCCAGAACCTGCGAATATGGTTGAGGTAGGCTTGTCTGTATTCTCTAGCAGAGCGGGTTTTGACATTTGTTTTAAGAGCTTCGAAACAGGCCTTGACCGTTGGGTAAATCGGCTTGTTGATTCTGCGATTGACAGCATTGTGAATGCGAAACGTACAGAGCAAGAAGTCTCTACGCGAGTTCATCATGCTAGGGTACATGTTCCGATAGGCTCTCAGAGCCTGTTCAAAATGTTCACGGCAGCTGGGACACGTGATCGTGGCCTGAAACATATCAATCCATGTTGACATCAGTTGACGTTCAGTAGTCGTTGGATTGTCTGGGTAGCAGGAAGCAGCAGAATGTAGGGTCATCCACCCCAATGGGCCCCATATGGATGTCATTACTTTACTTTATGACAATCATTCCTGCCTCCGTTCCGCTTTGAAGGATGTTTCGAGCAATCTCAATTGGAGTCTTGTCACTGACACTCATCTTGTTCTTGCGAAGAACCTCTCGGACATCCTTGTCTGCCATCATACGAATTCTAGTCTTAATGGTCTCATGCCGTTTTCTCATTCCAGAAGGGGTCAGAATACGAAGCGTGCCCCTCGCATTCTTGCGAAGAGGAGGAGGTGCAGTAGGGTCCTTGACTCCAACAATTGTAGCCACTCCTCCTTTCAAGACGCCCTTAGGGAAGGTTCGCATAGACCGACGACGAGTCTTGCGGGCGACGGGTGCCCCAGCTTCGACTTTTGTGATTTTGAAATCGGGCATGCTCTTATAAAAAACGGACAAATAGTATTTACGGAGAACGAACCCCATATAGCCACGATGGAGTGGCAAGCCGTATCTGCGTATTTTGCGAACGGTGTTCGTCGCCTTGTAGACCACCAGGTTGACTCGTATGAGGACTTCATTCGCAACAAGCTGCCGCTCATTGTTCAGTCTACGGCACCGATCACTGTCTGGCACGAGCAAGATGAGAAAATCAAGAAGTATAAGTATGAGTTTCGCCTGTCGTTTGAAAATGTGACCTACATCAAGCCTCGTATTCAGGAGGCCACTGGACGTGTCAAGCCGATGCTTCCAATGGAGGCACGTATTCGCAACTTCACCTATTCCTCGCAGATGTACGCTGATATCCGGTTCATTGCTAGGACGTACAAGGGAGAGAACCTCGACACTTACGATGAGGAATTCCGCGTCTTCGAAGGCATCTCTCTTGGTAAGCTTCCTGTTATGCTCGGTTCCAGCCTCTGCCTTCTGAAAGACTACCCGATGAGTCTTGCAGAGTATGGTGAGTGCGCTCACGATCCGCTGGGCTACTTTATCATTCACGGCTCTGAGAGGACGATTCTCTGTCAGGAGAAGGTTGCAGACAACCGAATTATGATCTTCCAGAACAAGAAGTCTACCTCCAAGCACCTCTACTCTGTGGAAATCAAGTCTCTTCACGAGTCCTTCACCATGCCGCCCAAGAAGCTGGAGATTCGCCTCAGCTCCAAGTTCAACGGACTAGGAAACCCGCTGACCGCATGTGTTCCTAGGTTTCGCGAGGACATTCCTCTGGTCGTCTACTTTCGTGCGATGGGTGTCGTCACAGACAAGGCGATTGTTGACTTGATCTGGGGTTCTGCTGATGAGGTTCACGCAGAGATGCTGGCTGCTTCATTCAAGGACGCGGCTGAGATCAACGTCTTCACTCAGGAGGATGCAATTTCCTACCTGTCCAACCACCTTCAATATGCAACCAATCAGGAGAACAAGTGCGCCTATGTCAAGCAGCTGCTAACAACTGAGTTTCTGCCTCACGTCAAGTTTGCTGGTGAGAATGCCTCGCTAGCCGTTCACAATGCCCGCAAGTGTGTGCTGATGGGCTCAATGATTCGTAGGCTTCTACTGACCTACTGCAAGCAGATTCCGCTTGACGACCGAGATGCCTACCCGAACAAGCGCGTGGTTACAACAGGTGCTCTGCTGACTCACCTGTTCCGTCAGCTGTTCCAGAAGGTGTGCAACGACACTCGCAATGAGTTCGTTCAGGAGGTCAACAATGACAACTGGAAGAAGGGCGACGCACCACGCCCGATGGAGATTCTCAACATCAACAATCTCTACAAGATTCTCAAGCTCTCAACGATTGAGGGCAAGATGAAGCAGGCTCTTGCGACGGGTAACTTTACGGTTCAGGGTCTGGGAAGTTCGTCCTCTTCGATGTCAAATGCAACAAAGGTAGGTGTGTCGCAGGTTCTGGCTCGTATGTCCTACGCATCGACCATCAGCCACCTTCGCCGTATTCAAACTCCTGTTGAGAAGTCAGGCAAGCTGTTGGCGCCTCGTAAGCTTCATGGCACCAGCTGGGGATTCATGTGCCCTGTAGAGACTCCAGAGGGTCATTCAGTTGGTATTGTCAAGAACATGAGCCTACTGACCTCAATTTCCCAGCATGTTCCGTCAAGCACGGTTCTCCACTATCTTCAGGATCAAGACATCACATGGATCAGTGTTCCGAAGGTCTACACTGGAACTAGCATCTCGGTGAACGGTGTTGTGGTTGGATACACGAATGACCCTCACAAGCTGGTCTCTGCTATGCGAGCCAGCCGTCGTACTCAGCGTCTTCATCCGCATATCTCAATCTCTTGGTACACTCTGATGAACAGCATTCTGATTGAGACCGATGGTGGTCGTTGTGTTCGCCCTGTATTCCGTGTTGGTGCGGCTCCTCCTGAGAAGACTACTGACTGGAATGAGTGGGTCAAGACATGTATTGACTACATTGACGCTGCCGAGACGGAGACAATTCGTATTGCGACCAGCAAGGACTCTGTGACTGAGTTCCACACTCACTATGAGGTTCACCCGAGCATGATTGTCGGCCACATGGCGAGCACGATTCCGCTGTCAGACCACAATCAGTCACCTCGTAATACCTACCAGTCTGCTATGGGTAAGCAGTCAATGTGTATCTACGCAGGCAACTACGCAAAAAGGCTTGACAAGAATGCCTATGTTCTCTGCTCGATTGGTCGTCCTCTGGTTGAGACTCGTGCGATGAACATTCTCAAGATGCACGAGATGCCCTTTGGCTTCAATGGAATCATCGCAATTGCCTGCTATGGTGGCTACAACCAAGAGGACTCTGTGATTATGAACAGGGCTTCGGTAGCTCGTGGCTTCTTCCGCGGTCTCTACTATGGAATGTACAAGGACGAGGAGCACCGCAATGTGACCTCGGGTCGTGAGGAGAAGTTCATGCGTCCTCAGAAGCACAACACTCGCAAGTACAAGAACACGAGCTACTCTGCAATCTCTGACAATGGTCTTCCGATTCTCAACTCAGTTCTGGAGGAGAATGATGTTGTCATCGGCAAGGTAGTCAACCTACGAAATGATGCGGCCGGATATGCGTATCGTGATGCCTCTACAACTCACAAAAACTCGGAGAAGTGCCGTATCGACGGTGTTTGGCAGGACAAGAACTCAGATGGCTATCCTTTCATCAAGGTGCGTACGGTATCTGAGCGTATTCCGCAGGTCGGTGACAAGGTGTCCTCTCGTCACGGACAGAAGGGAACGATTGGAATGATCATGAATGAGGAAGACATGCCGTTCACTGCAAGTGGTCTTCGTCCTGACATCATCATGAATCCTCATGCTGTGCCGTCTCGTATGACGATTGCTCAGCTGATGGAGAACATCTTTGGAAAGATCTGTGTCCAGCGTGGCACTCTAGGAGATGGAACGCCGTACGATCACTTGAAGGTGGAAGATCTGAAGAAGCACATGGTTGATCTTGGAATGCATCCCTACGGCAACGAGATCCTCTACAATGGGCAGACTGGGGAGATGATGCAAGCCGAGATCTTTATGGGACCGACCTTCTACCAGCGTCTCAAGCACATGGTGATTGACAAGAAGCATTCGCGTGCTCGTGGACCGATTGTGTCGCTGACACGGCAGCCTTGCGAAGGTAGGTCGCGAGATGGTGGTCTTCGTGTTGGAGAGATGGAACGTGACTGTATGATTTCACACGGTGTCTCGGTGTTTACCAAGGAGCGTCTGATGGATGTGTCCGACCCGTTCAGCACGGGTATCTGTAAGTCATGTGGCACACTTGCTGTTGTCAATCCGGTTGAGGGGATCTACTCGTGCGGTGCATGTGGTAATAAGACCGACTTCGTGATGAAGACGATTCCGTATGCGATGAAGCTGTGGATGCAAGAATTGGAAGCAATGCATATCACTCCAAGGATGATATTGGAATAGGGTCGAGACTCGCAAGGTTCTCCGTTGAAGAAGACTTGGCAAGTTTGCCGAAGTTGCTTCGCTTCCGGCAGTTGTAGGAGAGCCACCCAGCAGTAGCAACAATACCAATAATAGCGATAATAGCCATGGGCTCCATTTTTAAATTCCCGCGTTCATCCTGAAAGTTTCTCTCAACCAATAAACAAAATGGCCGATTCTGCTTCTACCACTCCTGCTGGAAACTCTGTTGCACCTCCGATGGGCGGACGTCGCAAGACCCGCCGTGGCCCGTCCGCGAAGGCCCTCAAGCGTGTCCTCAAGTCCCACGGCCTCAAGTCGTCTGGCAAGAAGGCGACTCTCCGTGCCCGCGCCAAGAAGGCTCACCTGCTGAGCAAGGCGTAAAATATTGACAATACACAATGGCTAAAAGATATAAGCTTCGTCGCACTCGCCGTACCCGCGGTGGTGATGAGGTGAACGATGAGAACGTAACAGCTGTTCTTGCTGATGCAAAGAAGGGTCTGCGTCCTGCTCCTGCTCCCAAGCCACGAGACGCATTTGGAAGGGTTATTCGCGGACAGGCACGTAAGACGCGTCGTCGTCACAAGTAAAAAGATACTCCAAACCAACAATGAAAATCGTAGATGCTTTCATCTTCTACAATGAACTCAATATGCTCACATATCGGCTCAATGTCCTTAACGACGTTGTCGACCTATTTGTGATCGTAGAAGCAAACCAAACCTTTACTGGAAAACCCAAGCCTCTGTTCTTCAAAGAGAACGCTCATCTCTATGAGAAGTTCGCTCACAAGATTGTTCATCATGTTGTAGACTTGCCGTTTGCTAATCCAAATCCAGAGACCAAGGAACAGTGGGAGAATGAGTGGCATCAGCGTAATTCAATTCAGGATGCGATTGCACCACTTGACTTGGAACCCAACGACATTCTTTGTGTCTCTGACTTGGACGAAATCACGGATCCTAAATTGTTAGCAGAGATTCGTAGTGGACGTTTAGTGATCGATAGGACTTATAAGCTTAATCAGGAAACGTATTACTACAACTTGAATAGCAAACATACTGTTGATATTTTTGCTGCATTTGTAACGACAATTTTCATGTATCATGATGATAGAGCCACGCTTGGACTAACAACCTCTGGATTACGAAATGAGTTTAACAGACTTCCTACAATTTGGAAAGCTGGGTGGCATCTTAGTTTCTTTGGGGACGTTGCGTTTATCCAAAACAAGCTCAGAATGTATTCGCATCAGGAATATTCGAATGAGATTGAATCTGTTGAGGAACGAATGAAGAATTGTCAGGAACCATTTGTTAGACCCGAATGCGATTCACACTTCAAGTTGTACAGGGTTGAGACGAATGATAACAAGAACTTACCTCCGCAGTACCAGAAGTACTTGCGTGCATTTTACGAATAGTTGCGCGGAGGAGGGGGGAGAATAATTTTTCTCGCTTAGTATCATACAAACGATATGGGTGGCGGTCTTCTTCAGCTCGTCAGCTATGGTGCGCAGGACATCTACATCTCGGGCAACCCCCAGATCACGTTCTGGAAGGTCCTGTACAAGCGTCACACGAACTTCGCGATGGAGTCCATCGAGGTGACGTTCAACGGCCAGGCCGACTTCAACAAGCGCGTGACGGCGATCATCAACCGTAACGCCGACCTGATGTACCGCACGTACGTCCAGGTGGTTCTCCCGGCGGTTGACCTCGTGTCCGTGACGGCTGTTCGTCGCTTCCGCTGGCTCAACTTCATCGGCCACCGCCTCATCAAGACGGTTGAGCTCGAGATTGGCGGCCAGCGCATCGACCGCCAGTATGGCGACTGGATGCAGATCTGGACCCAGCTGTCGCAGGATGTGGGCACGGTTGCGGCGCTCAACGACATGATCGGCAACACGCACGACCTCGTGCTGGTCAAGGACTCGCGCGGCTACCAGCTGGATGCCTCGTGCGCCGGCTCTGAGCTGACGAACACGTGCGCGCCCCGTGCCGGCACGCCCGCGCGTACGCTGTACATCCCGCTCCAGTTCTGGTTCTGCCGTAACCCGGGACTGGCGATCCCGCTGATCGCGCTCCAGTACCACGAGGTGCGCATCAACGTGGAGTTCGAGCAGTGGCTCAACTGCGTGTACTACGAGCTCGCGGTTGGCTCGGTGGCCCCGAGCTCGATCCAGTCGCTCACGGCCGCGTCGCTGTACATCGACTACATCTACCTGGACACGGAGGAGCGTCGCCGCTTCGCCCAGCAGACGCACGAGTACCTCATCGAGCAGCTGCAGTTCACGGGCGCCGAGTCGATCACGTCCTCGTCGAACAAGATCCAGCTGAACTTCAACCACCCGGTGAAGGAGCTGGTGTGGGTTGTCCAGCGTGACTCGTACGTCGACTGCACGCCCGGCCTGGTCTCCATCGCGGAGGTCAACGGCATGCAGCCGTTCAACTACACGGATGACTTCACCACTGAGGGCATCGTGATGGACGTCCTCGCGCGTGGCTCGCTGGCGACTGGCGGCAATACGACTACGACGGTTCCCACCTCTTCTGGCGATGGCCCCTCGGGCCCGTACCTGCCCGGTATCGGCATCCCCGGAACTGGCCCGTCGCTCAACGGCGCCTCGTGGCTCGACACCAACGCCGGCAACGACCAGGCGATCGTCTTCGAGGACACGACCAACTACCTGCTCGCGAAGGTCATCCTCGAGTCTGGAGTCAAGTGCGAGGGCAAGAACCCGGTGGAGGTTGCCAAGCTCCAGCTCAACGGCCAGGACCGCTTCACGGAGCGCGAGGGACGCTACTTCGACCGCGTTCAGCCGTACCAGCACCACACGCGCACGCCGCAGAAGGGCATCAACGTGTACTCCTTTGCGCTCAAGCCCGAGGAGCACCAGCCGTCTGGCACCTGCAACTTCTCGCGTATCGACAAGGCGACGCTCCAGCTCACGGTGTCCGTCAACACGGTGCGCGGTGGCCGCACGGCGCAGGTCCGCGTGTACGCCGTCAACTACAACGTGCTGCGCGTCATGAGCGGCATGGGTGGCCTCGCGTACTCCAACTAAAGTAGCATATTGCTACCGAGGGTTCATAAATCAAATCATAAAACAAAAACAAAACCACAAATGTGTTTGGAAATCCAGATACTTTTGTAGTTTACTATTAAATGTACTCGTTGAGTTCAATCGGCAAAAGGTGCGGAACTGATAAATTTCCTCTTTTGACAGATGTATACGCTAGTTATTTTGAAAGTAGAAGGATGGAACCAATACGAATCCTTGAGGTTGGAGTATTTTTTGGAGCCTCATTGAAGATGTGGCATGAATACTTTCCTAACGGAACAGTGTATGGTATTGATACATTTGAAGGAAACCAAGGAAATGGTCACCACTTTGACAACGCAGATTCATTCTTACGTGAAGCTCCCAAGTATTCAAGAATGGTTGTTAAGAAGTGTGACCAGTCTAATCGTGAGGATTTGCTTGCCTTTGCGTCTACGATAACAGAGCCGTTTGACTTTATTATCGACGATGGATCTCATCTTATGAAGGATCAGCAGCAAACTATCGGAATCTTGTGGTCTCTTATCAAACCAGGTGGTATCTATTTTATTGAAGATTATGGATCGTCCTACGATTTGAAATATAAAGATGTTAAGCCGGATTTTTCTAACACAACCGCAACGATGATGGATAGGTTTATCAAGTCTGGCTTTATTAAATCGGAATACATAACGGATGATGAGGCATCGTTGATGAGTGAAGAAATAGAGAAGATTAATATGGATGATGTCAACATATCGTCATTTCATAAGCGTTCTAAAACTTCATAATTTCACACATACTGTAACCTCCTCTCCAACCCGTGATAAAATTTGCGTAAGGTTCGGGCTTTATTATCCCTAGTTTATCAAAAAGATCGTTGCGAATGAATATCATATTCCCAGTGTGGCACAAAAACGTGTAACCCTTGGACTCTGCAAGTTCTAGCATCGGTCTAAACCCTGCTCCCGCATTACTAGTTGTATGGATGTGATTCTTATCCATTGGATCAGCTCCAGAGTTAATCTCAATAATGACAATCTTTGGATTGTACAGCTTCATCTCTCGCCAAACTTCATAGTCATATGAATCAATATCACTGCTCAAAATATCAAAGTCTGTGGGAATCTTAGTCCTGTTAAGAATATTATCTATACTATTCACCCCGGATATCTCAACAAACGAACTAACGGGTATAATGTTTGGATATTCTGTAACTGTCTTATACAGGTCATTTATCTTTACTGGATCACCTTCAATCATCACTACATTCCATCCCTTTTCAATTAGGGCAAATGTATTTGATAAGTGTTTTCCATCCCAAGCTCCATACTCACAAGCCCATCCAGTTGTAATATCCAGTCTTCGTAGAATCTCTTGGATAATTCCATCTTCTCCATTTTGACTATGAATATTTTTGCGATACGGAAGTATGGGATTGAAAAAGCGACAATCATTAACATTCTTCATAAGTGGACCAAGACGTGCTTCCCAGATAGGACTCTTACCATTGACATCAATCGTTTTGTCCCAACACCATGTTTCCCAACCAAGAATGATAGCTCCGCGCGTCTTCATGAGTAGACTCAAGATTGATTGATCCCGACGATGCTCTCTGAAAGAAGGCAACTGGGCCATCGTCTTAGTGTCATTAATGTAAATTGGGTTCTCCCTTGGAATTGAATTCCAATCATTGATAAGCGAACAAACATTTGGGCACTTGCGGAATACAAATGCAGTAGCTTCGATTTGGCCAACATCTAGGATATCAGAGCGTGACTCACAGTTAAACTTACGCAACAGCTCCATCTTGTTCCAGTCTCGTTCTAACCAAGTCATTTGAAATCCAAGAATTCCGCTCTCTGCCTTAACCATATCAAAGTACTCTACAATACGACCCTTTGCTCGCGGATTAAATGTACATCCGGCATCAGCATATACAACAACGTCATCATCTTCTATACGTTCAAGCGTCTTCATACATACATATGACTTCCATGCAAAATAGCCATAGCCCTTAGGATTAGAATCGCAAAACGAGCGAGTCCATTCATCAAGGTCTGACTCATTGTATCCTTGTACTGTATCAAAAAGTCCGAGCAATTCTGCTTCCTTGCATAGACGAGTAACACTGTCTTTCCACAGCTCGTTACCAAAAGTTATGAAATGTGTCTTCATTTTATAAATATGTCGTACATTGTTGTAAGTGCTTGTAGCTCAAATCATATAAAATCAATGCATCAGTTCCTCACCACAATTCCAGATGTAAAGACTATTGTATATGATATTGGTCTTCTCAACGAAGAAGTAGAAGAGCTTTCTAGGAAGTTCCCTCGTGTTACGGTTCGTCGGTTTATATTTGACCTCTATCCGGAGTTTGTAAAGCTCAGTTCCCCAGATGCCGGAGCATATGCCTGGAAACCCATTATAGTTTCAGATGTTTGCAGAGAGTTCCCCAATGACGTTGTTATCTGGTGCGATGCAGGAAATAAGATTTCAAACTTTCAGGCCCTTTGTAATATAACAACTCAATGTGGACTTCATAGTGCAGCCACAAGTGGAACTATGAGAAAGTGGACGCATCCGCACACATTGTCTAATATGAAGGTTCCAAGTGAATATTTTGAAAAGAGAATGAGAAACGCGGCTTGTGTTGGGATAGCCAGTTCTCGTGCTAGAGAACTTGTTCAGGAATGGAGAACATATGCTTTAGATAAAAACAACAGCCTCCCAGAAGGCGCAAATAGGTCAAATCATCGTCATGATCAGTCTATTCTTACCTATCTATTTTACAGATACGAATTTCCGGTCGTAGACGACTTTATCGGGTATAGTCTTCATAATGACATTGATTGATATTGCTGCTCAGCTGTCATTGTCCTGACTTCATAGGGGGGCAATGTTGAAAAGTCATAGTTTGGTTTTTGAACCGTTCTAGAATCAAGATAGGCTTGAACCCGAGCAGGTCTACTCTTTCTAGTTGTTCCCCATGACAGAGGGGAGTATACCTCAACCGGATAAAAGGCTGTCCTCCAGCGTTTTTGATTCCACGCTCGTATGAAGAGATCATGTTCATCATCTCCCAAAACAAACTTTTTCTCATCGAGATAGTTGAGTTCTTCAAGCATAGAACGACGCAATGCCAAGGGTCCGCGGTTTACTGTATGTGACAGATGTATCTGATTCATTCCTTGAAACGAAGTAACGTGCGGTGACTCAACTAGACTCCCTAATTTTCCCACTCCAGTAAATACCCCAGTAAGTGTATGACAGCAACGACCAGATACTGCAATCAAATCTGGGTATATTTGCATCGGAGTGGTCAGTAACATATTATAACCCTGTGTCATAACCTGCATATCCGCTTGAATCTCGATGATATACTTTCCAGTCGTATTCACAAACCCAAGATTATCACACGATGTCTCAAAAATACCGTCAGAAAGAGAAACAACGACTATTTTACAGAGGTTAGCAGGTGGATTCTTGATAGTGGTTAATACAGCTTCCTTGGTCCCATCGGTACACCCATCTAGTATCAGGAACATCTCGTAGAACCCATATGTATTGATGAATAATCTACGAATAACATCTCGTATTATAGACTCTTGGTTATGAATTGGCATCACAATGCTGTAGGTTGGCTTTTCTTGGCGATAAATACTATCAACAAGAACTTCCGGTTCAATTGCCCAGTTGCGATTAGCAGTAAACAACATACTTATTCTATCTTCTATATTTCAGAGTGGATAACGAATGACTCCTGGAAAGTAGTACCCTTCTGTATACATATTGTGGTCATTGAACCACTTGTCCGGCATTACAATTGTCCTGTTGGGGTTCAGAAACGCACCCCACCAAGAGAAGCTAGAGTTCGCACAGATTCCACCACGAGAACACTTTGACATCAAGGCTAGAGAAGTGACCTCGTCCGTTGTCATCAAGCTGTGCGGAACGTTCCGTAGAAACTGCATGGTCTTTGCGTAGTTGATATCGTTTGTGAACACGTAGAAGTGAGTCTCCTTAGGAAATAGCTTGATTGCTTGTTCATAGTAGTCACGGAGTTTTACATCATGAAGAAAGTGATTGACATAGTCTCCGCCACGAATATGTAGAAAGGCTGTATCTGTAACAGGGACTTCGGGTAGCTTCAATTTTTCTATGAAGTAGGGCGGAATGTACTTCCAGTTCTGAAAGTATCCAGTCAAAAATACATTTGGTTCATTGAAGCTCCAGACTTTCTTTTTGTATGTGTCTTCTTTGAATGTACTACGTGGATGAGGAAGAACCGGTATGTTCTTCCAATCGGACAAGACATTTGAGAAGTAATTGGTAGAGGAATGTTTTGTTTCGGGGCTCGAATAATCCATTACACAAAACGTACGATCTGTCTCCTTTGCTATCGTTTCCGCTGCTGCTAACTGAAAGAGCTGATTGCCCAATCCTCCATTAAGTTCGACTGCCAACATTCTATACTCCATAATTAACGACCATACCTTCTATATCACTATAACTCTCTCGCTGTCGACCGATACGTTTTACTGTACTTAACCAAACAGATATCGGCTGGAGCCTCTTCCAACATTGATCAGGTGAGTATTTACCAAATCCTTGACGAGTAAGTTCTCCGTCAAAAAGCTTGCTAGCCTCTTCATACACAGCAATGAGCTTATCATAGAATCTATTGTGAACGATATATCCGCTTGTAGTCTGGGCTTCTATTACCTTTTCAAATGTATCAGTGTACGGAAGACATGGTTTCATATGATTATATCCTAGCATAACAACGTCAAACTCGTTTGGAACTCTTTTCACGAGATCCTCAAACTCATCCTTTGAGACTAGAAACTGAAAGTCATCCTCAAAGATAGTGGCAGTAGGATACCCACGTTCACGAGCGAGCTTCAATACCGCAAGATGAGACTGAAGACATCCAAATCCACCAAACCAATGCTCAATTGCAGGAAACCTCTCAATTGAGATACCCATCTTCTGGCATTCTGCTTCAATTTGCTCACGGCGATCAGTTCTTCGGTTTAGGTTTATATAGAACCCCTGTATTCTCATGCTTGAGTATTGCTTGGTTGATTTAAATCTATCTTGGACGAAGACGCCTGCATTGAAAAGGAAAGGCATCAAGTGAACTCCAGTCTGTAACACGCATATGTGCTTGCTTTCCAATTTTATCGTATATATTAGTCTCATCTGGATAGATGTGTGTTTTCACATCATACTTTGCAAGGCACAAATTGAAAAGTCCATTATCGTAGTCGTTACCTAGGAACTCTTTGTGATTTGGTGACACTGATTGACTTGCGTCGAGATAGTGATAGTTCTCACACAATGAGAGCCAGTCTGTAACAAGATCAATCGTTGTTTGCGTCTTCTTAAGAATCATAACGCCGCCATAGCAGTACCTGTACTTTTTCTTATAGAAGTCTGGAAAGAAGCCCTCAACGGCATCTGTCTTTACCCATTGATGTGCTGAATACCACTCATTTGCTGAGAAGGTTAGAATATGAGCCTTCGGATCATTCAATAGTTTTAGATAGTCAAAGTATCGCGCGAGTCCGTTCTGGTTGACATGCATTCCAGCATCACAATACACAATAAAGTCATTGTCCTTGACACTCAACAGCTTATCAAGAATAACCTTGGGCTTCCAAATCCAGAACCCATAACCACCAGGGTGCTCTTTTATGAAGTCTTGATGCTTCTCAATAAATTCGGGTATATCAAGCTCAGTCATCGTCGTAACGCTGTCAAAGTTAAAAGGCTCTATTTCAAAGAGGATACGTGTTGGCTTCATATATGATGTGTTTGCAAACGTAAGGAAATGAATATCCGTCTCATCCGATAGACCAGATTTAAGTTTCCTTATATGTTTTTTCATAGCCCGAACTTTGGCACTCATTATGGCCTTACCTTATAGAGTACGTGGTTTATGTAGAACACATTCACACCATTTGCGATTCCTCGGTAGAACTCTCCATCTCCTCCAACATAGTCGCCCCATGTTCCTTGAGCGTTTAGATCATAAGGAATTATACCATTCGGAGTACCTATGTCATCTTGTACAATAGCTGCCTGTCTAGGAACAATTCTTCCCTTGAAGTCCATCTTTGCGATGTAAAGAGCGTTGGTGTCTACACACATTCTCCGCAGTATTTCGAAGGTGCGAGGAGTATATACATCATCATCGTCGGCATGAAGAACAAAATCAGTTCGTACAAGAAGAGTCTTATACTTGTTTCGTATTCCATGACCCCAGAACCCAAGTGCCGTAGGTTCATGATGAATGTGTACATGTCCTCTAGTAGCTAGTCTAAGCTTCGTAGGTTGTACTCCGTCAAATACAATTGTTACGTGATCGTTTTGGGTTATATTGGGAAGGATGGAATCAAGCATAGTCTGTAGTGTAGGCCTACCTATCGTTGCGATTAGTATATTTATAGACGGCATTTCTTAATAAGAATGAAATACTATCTCTTACATGGCGTGGACCCAACTAGAAAGCCATTTATGGAAGATCAATTTGCAAAGTTTGGTATTCCTGCGAATGATGTAACATGGATTACTGAGCCAAACAAGTTTGATATTCTTCCAGAGGGTATCTGTACCAACGACAACTTAACTAAAGGGCAAATCGCATGTACCTACAAACATTACCTAGCTCTTAAGGACATTGTTGAAAAGAAACACTCGGTCGCGGTCATCATGGAGGATAACATAGAGTTTCGTGATAATGTTCCTAGGAAACTAGACCGATACTTCCGCCATGTTCATCCGAACTGGGGATGTATCTTTGACAGCGATATAATAGGATTAAAGTATATTGAGTCAGCTGTAACATTCATTAGAAGTGTATACAAGAAGTCAAATCAGGTAACCAATCAATGTCATGGAGGAAGCAAGGGAGCTAATTTCATTGTTATCACTCTTGAAGCAGCTACTAAAATGGTGAGCACCTTCTTGCCATTTCACGAGGTTTCTGATCACAACTACAATAAACTTCTACGAGAGCATTCGATCAACTCATATTGGGCAGAACCTCCTAATGTTCATAAGATAGAGCGTCAGTCCACATGCACCGATGGACCAACCTGCTTGGATGAAAGTTTTAGAAGATACGTTTGCTCTCGAGGACTATTGAAATCTTGTCAATATTTTGACAGGAACCCAAGATCAGGTGATGGTGTTATTAGATTTGAAATACCGGATACGCCAAGAGCCTTGATTTATATTTCTTTGTGTGCGATTAACGATTTCGCGGAACGCATTCTGCCTACACGAAAGAACACGTTTGTACTTGTTACAGGAGATGCTGATTCTTCGGTTCCAAATGAAATATATGATAGAGATAAGCTCTTAAACAACGACCTTTTGCTTGGCTGGTTTTCCCAGAATTGTATTGGAACGCATCCAAAGCTACACAGAATTCCGATTGGATTGGACTACCATACGTTAGCCTCTTGCAAAGGCCATTATTGGGGGGATCAACTTCTACCAGAGCATCAGGAAGCTATGCTGATTAGAATCTCCAAAGCAAGTCGCCCGTTTTGGGAACGAGCCATTCATTGCTATGGAACCTTTCACTTCAACTGGTATCCTTGCCCTAAGCGTATCGAAGCAAAAGAGAGGATAAGAACAGACGTGATTACGTATCAACAGGACAAGATTAAACGAGAGGACTTGTGGAATGAGATGGTAAAGTACGCATTTATTCCATCTCCAGAGGGTTCTGGTCCAGATTGTCATAGGACATGGGAAGCGTTGGTGTTGGGCTGCATTCCTATTCTGAAGACGTCTGGGTTGGATCCTTTATTTGAAGGACTTCCTGTTTGGTTTGTGAATGATTGGAGCGACATAACTGAAGAGTCAATGAGAGACACACTTGAAAGGTTTCGCCATACTACATTTGACCTTCGTAATTTACACTTACAAACTTGGGTAAATAAAATCATAAAGGTTCGTAATGCAGAATAAGTCGATCTGTATCGTCGGAGCATGTCGAGACAGCGAGACATATTTGCCAGCTGTTCTAGCCAACCTTGAAACAATAGAGACTTGGTGGCGAGAGTGCAAGATTGTGATCTTTGAGAATGACTCTGTTGACAACACGAATGCAATCATTCGTGATTGGACTACGAAAGGTGGTCACCGAACACTCATAACAGAATACAATCTCAAAACAAGAATCCCCAACAGAGTCGGCAGGCTGGCTTATATTCGCAATCGTCTACTTGAATACATTCCAAACTCGTTTGATTACTTTATGGTTCTTGACTTGGACGATGTCTTTACTCATCCTGTTTCGAAGGAGTCATTCGACTCGTGTTTTGCTTTGGATAACTGGGATGTTGTCACAGCAACTGGGTATACAAACTACTATGACATCTGGCCTCTACGTGTTCCGGGTTTGATTGAGTTTGATTGTTGGAAGCGATACTACGAACTCTGGAGATCTGGAAAATATGATCAGAAGACGGCTACGTATGAAGCAATTGAGAAATACAAGGACATCATGCTTACAATCAAAGAGCCAACTGTCGTCAACTCGGCCTTCAACATAGCAATGTTAGCCAAGGTCTCTGTATTGCGGAGATGTTGTAAGTATGTTGGTAATAATGGACCAGATGAGATATGCGAGCATGTCCCCTTTCAAAACTGCCTGCGTTCACACGGAGCCAGAATCGTCTTCAATCCAAATTTTCGTTTGTAGATACAAATGAAGGTTGGATCTCGCGCTCAGGTGATGCATGGAACAGCTGACCACACCGCTGGTGGACTGAAGAAGGGTGACCTCAAGATGAACAAGTGGGGACGCATTGTGTCGCGTAAGAAGTCTGCTCGCATGTCCCACGGAAAAACTCGCCGCAACAAGTAATGGGCGGTGGTCTGTTCGGAACACCGTTGTATCTCAATGAAAAGTGTATCATTTTTGCGGCTTTTATCCTGCTCGTCTACTTCGCCCCGCACGCGAAGGCCTGGCAACATGAGATTGTGGCTGGGTTCGTGCTTGCGATGGCTGCCTACGTGTTCATGGCGTGGTACGACTACATCTACGACTGTAACGACAAACTCGGACCTACTCTACTCGGGGCCTTTGTGGGATGGATGAAGCCCTATGGTGGTGTTCCTCCTGGAACTACACCCCTTCCAATCAAATACAAAAAGATCGTAGGAGCCTTTGATTTCGTTATTCTTATCATTCTGCTATGTTTGCTCGCAATTCCTTATCTCCAGAAGAAGTAATGACAATTCCAAAGGACTTTGTGGACACAGCAATCAAGTCGGTTGCTTGGAAGGTAGGCAGGTTTGATATGCTTCCAATTGTGTTCGGTATCGTGATGGCACTGATTGACATCAGTATGATGGGTACACTGAAACTAGTGGACCAAGGAAAGGTAGCGTATGCACTCGGATTCCCGATTGCTACTCTTTTGTATGCGTTTGAACCGTACGTCTTTCTGAAAGCGATGACCCATTCCAACATGGTTGTGACAAACTTGATTTGGAATCTAGCCTCGAACATTCTGGTGACTCTTGCTGGAGTGTTCTTCTTTGGTGAGAGCATCAAGGGTCTCAAGTGGCTAGCCATTGGATTGAGTCTCTTCTCCCTAGCAATTTTTGCTTACACTGATTAATGGCGAAGACCCTCAAGCAACGCCTCGCAGCTGCAAAGAAGAAGTGCTTTCCGGGCTACGATGTCTATGATTACCGCAAGAACAGCAAGGGGGAGTTCTTTAATTGCCTTCCTGCTGGACTGAAGCGTCGCAAGACACGCCGGGTGCGTAGAAGAACTTAGACGCCGAGCCTAGTGGATAGACAAATGAGCGACGACATTGTGGTAGCAAAGACTGTTCAAATTTCGGCGATTCGCACTCTCGCCGAGGGTCTCAAGTCCATGCTGGTGGAGATGAGCCTTGTCTTTGATAAGGACGGCATTCGCATGATTGCTATGGACAACACCCGCACTGTCCTGACTCATATGAGGCTGTATGCTTCCAAGTTTGAGCACTATGAGTACAATCACTCTGCTCCTAAGCTTGACGTTGGTCTCAACACCGATCACTTTTACCGTATTGTGAAGACGGTGACGAATGAGGACACGATTACTCTGTCCGTTTCTCGTGCTGAGTCCAATCACCTGACGATCACGCTGGAGAATGGTGAAAAGAAGCGCCGTACTCGCTACCGCCTGAATCTGCTTGACCGAGATGACTCGGACATCAAGATGCCTGAGACGGAGTTCTCGGCTCGTATCACGATGCCCTCGTTGGATTTCCAGAAGATCTGCCGTGACATGACTCTGCTTTCTGCAAAGACGGTGGATATCAAGAATGTTGGAAACACTCTTACGTTCACGTGCAAGGGTCCGTTTGCCAGCCAGACAGTTACGATGGGTGACACCGCATCTGAGATGTCGATTTCGAAGAAGGAGACAGAGGAGATTGTGAGTGGGACGTTTTCGCTTCCTCACCTTGTCCTGTTTACGAAGTGCTCGAACCTGTCCAACAATCTGGAGGTTCACATGAAGAACGACTGGTTCATCATGATTCGGTATGTGATTGCGAATCTGGGTGACATCAAACTCTGCCTGATGCCCGTTTCCGCTTAAGGCGTTTGATTGGTAACAAATCAATGAGTAACGAAGCAAAAAACCTTGCCCTTGTTCTTTCAATTACCACGTTTAACGCCTACATCATGTATTGTATTTATTTTTGGTTTGCTGAGTGTCATTGTTTGTGATTACTTTGGTCTCGTGTTATGAGCCTTGTAGACAATGTCGTCTGCTAGCTTCATCTTGAGACTCGGGTTGAAGAGCTTGCGGTCAGACACATTGGTTGTCGTGTTCCAGACCTTGACAATGTGAAACTGCCCCTTCGGTGAAACAGTGACTCCAACAATCGCCTCGTTGTACTTGGTGAGAAACAGCCCAGTCAAGCAGTGAACCATGCAGTCCACGAATACCTCATATGTATCCTTTCCATCCACCTTCTTAGACCATGCCCCGCCCTTATCATTTTCTGGGGAATCCCAGAGAGGTCGGTACCCATCTCGCATGAAGAAGAACATTCCAGACTCCCATGCCTCCTTTGGCACGGCGTCAATGACCGTCCAGAACTCTGCTGGTGTAGACATTGAGGCGATGTTGGTATAACTGGCTAAGGAATAGTCGTTATTGTTAGGATCATGATACCACAAAACCCAAGTATTTGGCATCTTTGTGGAGTCCATTCTTGTAGTGACGTCAAGGTTTTGAAAATGGTTTACTTTACTTCCGTTTTCTGTAGAGGGCTCTCGCTTGCAGTGTAGCTCCACGAATCGTATACGACTCTGCTATCTGAAACCGGTCATATCCATGGCAGAGAATAACAACGTCAACCATGTTAACACGAATGGACTCGTTCGGCTTTAGATCTACGCCAATTATTTTCATCGCGTCCGAATAGGTCTTGATGGTCTTGAACTGACTTCTTCGTATCGTCTTCGGTCCTATTTCAATGATAGCAGGGTCTGTGCTACAGCAATTACCCATTAGTAAAAACGGAATCGTTCTATCTAAACAGAACAGAGGCAATCCAACATGGACGTCGCCACTGTTTATTCGCTTCGGCACAGCCCCCGCGACGCTCTCTCTCAGACAATTCAGGACATCATTTCACGCCTGAAGATTTCGTTCAAGCCCGCATATCGCCGCCCTCCACAGAAGCACAGAGTTCAACCTGAGGACTGGCGAGCCAATGTTCTTGCTGACGTTCACCGCAAGGTTCGTGAGAAGGACGACCCAGACTATGATGAGGTGAATGCGTTCATCAACAAACTGACAAAGCAAACGTATACAAAGATGATTGCGAGTATTCTTGAAAAGCTTGAGAAGCGTGATGCCATGTTCCGCCTTCGCGTGACAACTCTGCTGTTTGACCGAGGTATCTGCCAGACATTCTACGCTGCACTGATGGCAGATGCGTATGCTGATATTGCGAAGGTACATCCCGATGCTCTTCAGGATTTGCTGACTCAGGTCGCAATGTTTGACACGCTGTACGCTACCTCGAATGTTACGATTGTACCGGCTACAACAGATGCGGGCTACAATGAAGCCATCATCGCATGGACCAAACAAAAGGAAAAGAAGAGGGCCTTTGCTGTGTATGCTGCGGAACTTCATTCGCGTTCTCTTCTGCCAGAGCCAGTGATGTCAACCTTCGTTCAAACTGTAGCAGATGACTTGATGGAATCCGTTCGTCAGCCAAAGACGGCTCCAACAGAGGAACACGTGGACGCACTCGTTAGGTTCATGTTTGCGGTTGCTGCTAAAGTACCCGTTGCAAAAGAACGAGCCAAGTTGGTGATTGGTATTCCAAAGACAGAGACACCGTGCTTGAACATGAAGAGCAGGTTTCGGTTAGAAGATTGTATCAAGCTATAACAATGCCTACTCCCGACTTTGGAGAGTGTGGAGAAGGGGCGATTATCGATGAACGCGAACCATTCCCCCCTAGCCATCTAGGACAGCGCCCAAGGGTCTATCTTGGAAAGAGGGTTCACCCACGTGGACCTCGGGCACACCTAAATCATTTTAAAGGTCCAAACTTCAGGTATCTTTGGTTTGAGTTGAACGGGGTTATTTCAATGTTGTTGATTCATTTGGGTACTCTGCGTATTGTTCCTTGTCATCCCGAGGAAGGACCTCTTAGGGATATGATAAATAACAAAGCCGTTGAGCAAGCCGTCCGGGATGTGTACGAAACAAAAACCGGACAATCAGGAATGCCGGGAACTGGTCCTGCCGACTACATTCGGGGCTTTGCTGGAATCAACGTGCCCAAGAAATCAGGCACTCGCCGTATGAAGGGCGGAGTCATTCCCGAGATTGGAGAACATGTGAGTGGTGTTGTTGTTGATAATAACAAACCGTTCAAAGCTTGGTCTCTCGCACAGCAAGCCCGTGGCCCAAGGACATATCTTGGAAAGAGAGTTGAGCCTCGGGGACCTCTTGCCACTGGAAACCAAACAAACTATCCAGCCAAGCTTCTTTGGTTCGAGAAGAATGGAGTTGTTACACCGCTCTGGGTTATAACGTGGTCTCTCAAGGCAGTTGATGAGTATCAGCCCGACAAAAAGCGTCCGAAGACAGCTCGCGGTAGGACGTCCCTTCGGAAGACCTTGCGAAAGAGAAAATGAGCCAAGTTCCTTCTGCGACAGTTATGGCACAGGCCGCCAAGATTGCCATTGAGCAGGATCGCCCCATCTACCTTGACTACTACAATGACAGCATTGAGAAGAAGTGCTGCATTGGTGTTCAGGACACGACCAAGTTTTTGGTTAAGTCCGACACGGAGTACACGTCCGCGATTGAGAGCATCCTTCGCATCAAGGACGAGGGTGTTTTCATCGTCATGACGGAGAACAGCCTCTACGTCGTCTCTGCTACGATCCCTGTGAAGAAGATTGTTTCATCTACAGAGAACAGTGGAAAGCAGGAGTAATGGATTTCCCACCTCCTCATCAAATTTTATATGAACGAATGAATGATCGTGAAACCAAGCGAGTCTGGGAAGAGTATAAGTCTCTCCATAAACACCAGTGTGAGTTTGAAGAAGTAGATGCCGCAGTGACGAATTCAATGGATGATTTTGCTAAATGGTTTGGACAATGGGTTCTGTTTGCTCCTTCGCGAGCCAACGTTCGTATCCGTGTTCTGCTTGTCTGGCATGCTCATTTTTTGAGTCTTGCGTGTCAACAGATGTTACGAAGGTCTCTGGAACAGAGGTCATTTCGCTGTCGTGTTTGGTTTCATATTGAGGAACCTACGCTTCAGTCTGCGATTGTCAGCCGCTGTATTATCAAGACGATTCCATCCTATTTCCATCAGCCAAAGGTGTTTGGTGTTGTTGATACGAAATTATGGAAGGACCCGAAGGCCTGCGAAATGGAATTAGAAGCAGCAAACAAGTAGAAGGTATGC